TTAAAATTCTTCTATTACATAAACCTTCACAAAAACATCGTATTTAGCTGCCAACTCTTCTAGTTTCGTTTCTCTGTATTTTGTCACTGTAAAGAAATGAATAACTGGTACTTTCCCGTTATGCTTTTGTTTATAAATTTGTGTGAGTTCTTCATATTTTTTCAACTTTTCTTCATTCACTTTCATTTTCTGTGAGCGATCTATTTCAACTGCATGAAGTATACTTTCCTCATCACGAAACTTCACATCAGGAATAATTCTTTTTTTCTCACCATTTTTTCTATATTTTATTTCTGTTTCTATTTGCCAATCATCAGGACAAAATAAATGCAGCCACGCTTCATTTCTCAATATCGCATGCTCCATTCTATTTCTAGAAACAACCTTTCCTTCCCCTAGTAATGCATGCCCTTCTTTATTTAAGTAGTAAACATATTCTTTATAGTAAGTAACACGACTAATAAAAGGCGTTAAGTCTTTCATAATACGATTTGCATTCCGTATACCACCCATATTATGCACACACATTAAATGCCGTCTGGTGGCAAACTGCAGCTTTCTAATCGTCGCAAGTATCATCATCTGACGTTCTTTCTTCAATTGTTTCAATGTACTCATCCTTCTCCACCTCATATTCTCTAAGATGTTTCCACATAATCTCATCTTCAATAAAAGGTACTTGTAACTCAGTGAAGGTGTCTTTCATGTAAATGGCCCTTCCTGGAATGGATGGCAATACTTCTAATCCCGGCTGATCAATTACAACTTCAGATGCGGTACGTGTAGGTAATCTAAATCCTAGTTTGGCATTAGACATCTGCTTCACGACTCTTGGCAACGAATCACTAGTTGGATATTGCGTACAAAAAACAATTCGAAAACCTAGCGCTCCACCTACTCGCGCAATATGACTGATCATATATTGACACTCTTCTAACATTTGATTATGCGGTTTTGGTAATCCTTTTGCTGGAGCTAATACCGCACCTTCATCAATAACGATAAAATACCGATTTCTTTCTTTTGTATGAACAATATTCTTAATGCCGCGCTCTTTCATGAACTTTCCGCGCTCACTCATCTTCTCCATGACTTTTATTAACATCGCATGCGCTTGTTGCGGTGTTTCTGCTATCATTTCAACTTGCTGCAGTTTCTTATATTCACTAAACTCCAATCCTTCTTCTTTCAGATCAATTAAATAAAAATGTGCATGATCAGGATTAGCTAATGATAAGGTAGTAAACATATTCTTTAAAAACACTGTTTTCCCCATACGGATTAACCCGCCAATTGCCATATGTGGCGTTTCATCGAAATCATGATACATAATTCTTTCTAAACTCTGGCCAATCGGTACACGCCATTTTCCTTTTGTCACTAATCGTGTAGACCAATCCCATTTCTTCGGTATTTCTTTATGGAATACACGAATATTCAATCTGTAATTATCATATTGAATTCGAACAGGCTTATTTAATCCTTCGCTTACAACATCCTCGACCTTTTGAATAATTTTACTTGGCATTCCAACGGGCAAGGTATAAATAAAAGTTGTGCTTCGATCATCATCGACTTGCTTTTGAAACTTCGGATAATGCAATTTGTCTTCTCTCTTTATAGCAATTCCAGATACCTCAAAGAACACTTGTATCTTTCGCTTATCATCATCTTTACGTTTGAACTTATCACCGAACAATGCGACTGTTAAACCAGTAGCTGGCACCATTAATAATTCGATCATTTTTCTCCCCCTTTTTATACCCTTAATTGGGTATAAAACTCCCTCGCAAGTAAACATCGTTCGTACAAGGGAGTTTCGTTGTTAGCCCTAGCGACTCAAATTCCATAACTCTCTTCCTTTATAGAAACGCAAAGAGAACATATCGTAGAAGATACAAGAACGAGCCTGTGAGCGTTGTGTACATGGTCATACGTGGAAGCCAATATGGAACACTCTGACCCATTTTCTTTGCAACCTTCATCGTAATAACTGACAAGCCTGTTGCCGTCCATACTACTACTGCTTCTCCTACGATTGTCATTTGAATCCCTCTTTTCGAATGAGTTGTAATCCCTTCGGTGTCATAACCGGTTGATACTCATTAATGACATCTCCCCACTCAAGCACTTCATCCTCATCTTCATATAAATCATCCATTATATCTTTTGACAAACGGTAATAACCTCTGTACTCACGATTATCAAAAACCTCATGTCTTTCCATGTGGTCCATAATTGCATTTGTTTCTTTCTTGCCATCGGAATTTCTATACATACTTCTTAATTCTTTTGATGGATACAGGTAAGGCGTTTCATTTAAGTGTGAATATTGCCAACGCATGCGCGCCCTCTCCCCTCTTGTTGTCCTCGATCCCACTTGGTGTTCCTCGTGGTCTTGATATAGGTATATGACTTAGAAGGGGCTATATTGCCTGTCCATTTAAATTTTTCTAAATATTCGTTGATTAAATTAAAGGAGGACACATTTCCATATGCGAATTGTATATAATTAAAGAGGTGATATTGTGCGATTAAAATGTAAACTTCGTATTATTTTTGCTGAAAGGGAAATACGTCAAAAGGAATTTTCAAAACTTATTGGAATTAGTCAAACTACAATGAGCTCACTTGTTAATAATACGACGCTCCCTAGTTTTCTTACGGCTTACAAAATTGCAAAAGAATTAAAATTGCACATGGAAGAAATTTGGGTAGAGGATATAGAGGGGGATAATGAAAATGTATAAAAAACTTATAGGTATTTGCATTGGAAGTACCTTATTGTTAGGTCTCACAGCTTGTGATTCTTCTAAACAAAGTGAATCAAGCGAAAAAGCAAACGTCAAATCCCAACCAGAAACTAAAAAAGATTTAACATCTCAGGATGAATTAAATAAGAAGATAAAGCAAAATGCTGAAGAAGTTAGTTTTGTTAAAGCAAATGGAGGTCAATACGAAAAAGGAAAAAGGCTTAAAGCTACGGGAACGGTAGATTTATTATTAAAATCTTCAGCGTTACCTTCTTTTGTCTTAAGTACAAATGAAAATGATGGAAAAGGTATGTACACTATTCAAATTGCACAAAGTGGTGTGCAATCAAATGAAAATGACATAACACTCAAAAGCGGGCTAAAAATATCTAAAGGTGCAACAGTAACGATTTATGGCGCCTATGATGAAAAAGATAAAACAGGAATGCCTAAAATTAGTGCAACAGTAATTGAACAATAAAAAAAGCCGTCACATGACGGCTTTTTTGTTAATCAAACTATTCTTTTGTATAGAAGTATTTAAGTCCTTTCGCATCTAACCATACTGTTGCTCGATCTAATTCATTCCCTTGGCGGTAATTTGTCTCAAATCTAACTAGACCTTGCTTGTCCCCACCAGAAATAATACGAGATTCATATCCTAAAGAATCCATCATTCCTAACATTTCTGGTACTAACGCTGTTCCAAATTCATACGTAACAACTTTATTAAATTTATTCACTGTGATCTCCACCTCTCCATTATTTGTACTTGATTGAATTGTTTTGCCAACAATAACCTCAGCTACCGCTTTAGCTGCCTTATCAAAGTTAGCACGGTATTTTTGCATATCTGTTTCATTATCGATAAAGCAAATTTCAGGGAGTAATCCAGTCTTAGTTTTATTAATCCATCCTAAATCTGTTGTTAATTTAATACCTCGGTCTCTCAATCCAAATGCATCAGCCATTGCTTTTGAAATCTTTGCCGCCAATTCTCTATTTCCGTATGAAGGATGTAACCACACTTCACAACCTGTACCGCCTGGAGTAGCATTTAAATGAAACTGTAAATCTACATCACTATCCGCTACACGTAAATGGTTATTTGCTGCATTACTCCAAACTGCGGTTTGCGTTGTACCAACTTCATCAGAACAATTCACATACTTCCATCCAGCTGCTTGTACATATTTAGCAACTGCATCAAGAAACTTTCTATCTTCTACATGTTCTTTCCCATAAACACTATTTGCACCTTGTACAATACTATTGTGACCACCTGAACCTGCGAAACAACCCATTATTCAACATCTCCTTTTAGTGTAAGCTATTTTTTTCTAATACATCTTTTTGCCGCAACCCTTTGTTACTTAAATAATTGTTTTTCCAGGCCATATACAGTGTATAACCACCAGTAATGACAGCTACGATGTTATTTGCTAATTCATTGCTAATAGTCTGGTAACCGACTAAGTTCAAAACACTATTAATCACAGCAATAACCAAGATGATATAACGTGTAATTGACGCGTTATCTAAATTTTTCATACTATCCCCCCTCTCATTTCAAGAAATTTAAAATGTTAAATAATAAAAGGACTGCCAATGACAGTCCTGAAATCCACATAGATATATGAGCTTTTTTATTACTATCTAGTTTTTCTTGCGCTTGTTTTAAATCGCGAATTTCCCTGTCGCGAAACTTAAACATCTCATCTATCTCAGTACGCTGCATATAATTTTTTTGATTGTGGTCTAGCTTTTCTTCTATTCGTTTAACTGCAGCATTCATTGTTTGTAGATGCACTTCTAATTTCGCGATGCGTTCATACTCTTTTTGCTCCACCGCCACCACCCCTTTTTTAAGGAAAAAATAAAAAAGACCAGTATTTACTGCTCTATCCTTTATTATTGATTAAATTTTCTACTACTGTTTTTACTTCATTTATTCGCTGATTTATTTTTTCGTTTTCAACTCTGTATTCTTCTTTTAATTTTTGAATTTCTTGCTCATGCTTTTGTCTTAATTCTTGTATTTCATCATCGTGTTTCTGCTCAAGTTCTTGTACTGATGCTGTAAGAATAGAGAGCGTGGAATATAATTTAATACCATCTTTTTCAGGCGTAGTAAAAACATCGTCAGTCTCTTCTGCAACAAAACCGTATTGTATGTCAATGTCTTTTGTCGTATACGGTTCTATTCTATCTTCAGGCTTGTTCATTCGCATTTGGTACAATTCGTACATATCACGTTTTAAAAAGTACTGTTTTACTTTTAATTCCCTTATTTTATCTAAAGCAGAAAACGGTAAATCATGTACAGCTGTTTTTAACTTTATTGTAGATCTATTGATATGCTGCATTGCATACGAATCTTTTTCAGCCCATAAATTTGTATCACTTCTTATCCCACCATGTGCTGTTACTTCAGCAACTTCAATTCCGCGAAACTCATTTCCCGTTGAATTTTTTACTTGTAACAATTTATCGTAACCAGGAAAGGTAGAGGAACGAATTATATGATTACCGCCTAATAGCAAATCATAATTTACGCCATTCACTTGAATAAATTCTGCTACGGTTTTACCTAAATGCTTAAGAGAAACACCATATCCACCGTCCACAACGAGTGTACCGTTCGAATTAAGCCACATACTAGTTTGAGCTGTAATACCTACGTTTCCTTGCGCGGTTAAACGCATATTGCTTTCTAATCCATTATTATCTATATATCTGTAATAAACACCGTTTCCATCCTTGTAAATGGTTCCGACGTTTCGTCCAGTTCCATCACCTTGACCGAGAATTATATATGGATTTAAACTTTTGCTCTTATGTTCATCCTCGAATCCGATAGTGATTTTCGCAGTGTCTTGGTTAACAAATTTAAGCACCTGGTTCGCCATATGGATATATTCTTTTTCATTACTCGTTTTAATCGTCATACCTTGTAGTAATCCTGCCTTTAACCAAGACGCTTCGATTTTACCGACCAAATCAATTAGTTCTGCTTCGATTTTTATTTTTTCAGCCGTTTGGTTAATAACAGAAATGATGTTTCCTTTTTTAACTTCAGCTAAAATACCCTCATCAAGTATTTGTAACTTTGCTTCCAATTGTTTAATGTATGATACCTTTGCAAACGTTCCGTCTATATCTTCTTTAAGGTATATTTCATCTCGTTTTGCGCTAAGTTCAATGCCCCGCTCGTTCGCTAAAATTTTCCGTTCTAAATCTGTAACCTTTAAGTTATAATCTTTTACTGCAACCCTCTCAGCAATCTCATTTAATAAATCTTCTTTTTGCTTTGTTACGTTATTTTTAAGCTCCGGTATTTGGAAAGTCGATACATAATCTTCTACTTGTTTACTCGTAACCCGTCCTTCTAGCGCTTTCTCTGTTTTTTCCCATACAGCTTTTACTTGTGCAGCCACATCAGGGACAACAACGTCCCACACTTCTCCGGTCCATCGTTTTAACACTCCGGGTTTCCCGTTACTTATGTCTTGCCACATTGTTCGCCCTACTATTAATCCCGTTGTCGGGGGATTCTCACTTTCAAGAATAGCTGTTTGATAATTTTTTAAGTTTTCTTCTACTTTTTCCGCAAGTGTTTTTGCAGTCTCTGATTCTTCCTTTATTTGCTCAATCTTTTTTTCATTTTCTTTAATAGACTCGTTTACTTGTTTCTCAAGCTGCTCAAGTAAATCTTTACCTACTTTACTTCCTAAAGAACTAATGAGCCTGTTATACATTTTACGTAATTCTTCACTTTGATCCACGATTTCGTAGTAGTCACCAAAGACGTATTTATCCTGCTCAGGATCTTTAAATGACTCGTCACCAGCAATTGCACGAGCCTCAAGATAAAGCCTTGGTTTAAACGATGTATCTTTAATACGAATCGTGTCACCCTCATTAATTAACTCGTGATTTAATCCAAAAACTCGTCCAATTGCTGCGGCATCTACCTCATAAGATACTGACGCATTTACACGTTTTTTCATTTCCGTTTTCGTTAGTGTTAATAATCTTTTAGGTGACATATTCTGGTCTTCTGTCTCAGGTGTGTAGAATCCATACTTATGCTTAGAATCTTTACTCCATCGCTGAAATGCGTCGTTATCTACAAGGTAAAGTAAATTATTGTTTACACTTTCAATTGTAATTAACTTGTCTTCCTCACCTTTAACAAAAGGTATTAAAGCTGTACATATATTTTGCGAGTTTTCTTTTCGGACAATCCCTTTTAGATCCTTCCCGACTGTTACTTCTTTTCCTGTCTCTCTGCCTCGTTTTTTAACCATATCTACGTATCGACCCACAATACGTGAACCAAGTATTTCTACACGGTACTCAATTTCTAAATCAAATAACGCTGCCGTATCTTTTAGTAACTTCAAAGGATCAATAAACTCGTCAATTGTCATCGTATGGAAGCCTGCATACTCGATGTTACCTATTTCCCATTCGGTTCCTGCTAAAGCTAAAGAAGCAAACTCGTATGCCGTTTTAGACTCCATTCTTTGCGGCTTGATATATCCAGCCTTTGCTAGCAAAATCCATTCAGCTGATGCATATACAGTTAGGGAATTTTTTTCTGTATCCTTCGCAATTTCAGTGATAACGTAAGGCACAATACGGCCATCTCTCACTTGCTTCAATACCAAATTTTGCTGCATTAACGATATGACATGTTTTGTGCCGTCAAATACGGTAAAATCTAACGTATCCACGTTATTTTTGATTTCCCAATGTCTTTTATCATCCCAGTAATCATCCGGCCTAATAGCAGTCACGATTCGTTCTGTTTTGAAATCGACAACATGTAAAATACCATTAAGCTTACTCATCTAAACATCTCCCTAAATGATACTGCAGCTTTTCCTACTTCAGGTGGCATAATATCAATTCGGTTATTTCCTCGTATTATCATGGGAAAATCACTAAAAACATCCTTCAAGTGGATAACGTCTTTCCCGTTCACTGTAACGTGGGCACTTTCTGTATCAATCACCACTTTATCCCCAGGATCAAAAATGTATGGCCGTGCATTTGATCCCACACTGTTTACCTTCCAAATCTTTAAATCATCTATTTGCAGAATATCAACTGGTGGATTGTCTCCTAGCTTACATACCGCAATCATTACTTGTGCGACTTTTCGATTCGTCATCGGATTTCCAGTTTCATCGATCCATTTCACTGGAAGTGATGCGTCATCAATTTCAGTACCATCTTTGAAGCGTGCCACGTAAACAGACCATTCTTTACCCCGTCTTGCAATACGCAACCTACCGTAAAATTGATTAAATGTATTAGGATGTGTCCCATTTGTATCTACTAATTTCCGTATACTATTTGGTGTTCCGGCATTTCCAAGGCGCATATACGCTTTTGTTATTTCGGCATCCCAATATAGGTCATTCATGTTGATTCTCGCAACAATATTGCTTGCGTCATCCAAAAGTAACACCTCGACACGCCCCATTTCTCCGATACTTTTAGACTTCAGACGCACCCATGCTTCCATTTCAAAATCTTGTAGGGGGCCACCTGGAATATTCTTCTTCGCAATAGCACCATGAAAATCAGATCCCTGCCCGTAGTCTTCACAATAAAGTGCATAGCCATCTCGTGACTTAAAACTACCTGTCCCTTTCATTTCTTCAACTTGTCCTGTAACAGGAGTCCATCCTATAGGTGAAGCCATTTCATCCCATAATACACGTTCCCGCTCCTGTACAGGTGTTTCCTGTACGGTTAACGGGTATCCTAAACGGAAATAGTTACGGTCTAAAGGATAGTCACCGAACCACACATCTAAAAAGGTTGATTGTTTTTTTACATTAATTTCAATTAATGCTGGCGATTCAACACTACCTTTATTAACAAAACGTGAGGTGATTTCTGTAGACCATTCCTGCTTAAAATCATACGTTTTTAAATCTCCTACTTTATACGGAAATAAACATACAAGTGTAATAGTACCCTGATGAATATTTGATTTTTCTAGATTTTCCTCTACGTTCTCTTTCACACCGTAATACGTATATTCAGGCTCATCCGTGAATTTTATTTCTACAGGATTATCCGTATATAATAACTTGCTAAGTTCATCTATACGTTTTCTAATATCTATAAGAGAGACCCCCTTGAGAGAGAAGTCAATCTCAATCACTCTCTTGGGGGTCCTTTTTCCTAAATAGTATGATCCAGCGCGTCGAGGTACAGATAATTCGTAAATTTCGTCACTTAGAATACCACGACCTCTTATGTCATTTACCATAAAGAAACCTTTTTCATATTTATTTTCAAAGTAATTTTCTACGTGTATTCCATTAAAAATTAACAAGTCCACCCCTCCTTAAAACGCACTTTTTCGTTTTTTAATCGCCTCTTGCTCATTTGATACATCTTCTACAAATCTATTAAATTCTTGCTTTCCTAACTGTATATTGATATAAGCCGGTTGCTTCTCTTTATAAGGAGAATTTGAAGTACTTCTTGCTTCATTATTTACCACACTTGCTTGCGGTCTAGCTGTTTGGTATGCACCAAGTCCTCTTGGCATGCCGTACACAGTCTCTACTTGCATAGCCTCTGGTTTCATCCACTCAGTCATTTGTTCTGTGGTTCTTTGTACTGCACCCTTCATTGCATCAATACCATTAATCCAGCCTTTCATCATATTGACACCAATGAAATCCCTGAACCAGCGACTCGGTGAGTGAATCGACAACAGACCAGAAATTTTATCTTTGATCCCATTTCCAATGTCCGTAATTTTATTCCAAATCGCTCCAGCCATTGAGCTTATGCCATTTAAAAGCCCTTGCATCATATTTCGTCCTATACTTCCTAAATCAATTCCACTTAAGAATGACTTCACATTGTTGAAAATTTGAGTCACTGTGTTATATATCGAATTTAGGATATTAGATGTTGCCGACTTCGCTGCATTCCACATTGAAGAAATAATACTACCCGCTGCGGACATCGTTGATGAAATGACCGAACCTATACCGGAAAAAATTGAAATTACTAGAGAACCTATCGCCGATAGAACACTAGAGAAAACCGATTTTACTAGATTCAGTCCACCAGTCACGACCGCAGAAATTAAGCTTATCGCTCCTTGGATAATATTTCCGATTAGTGACATCGCACTCGATGTAATGCCCTTCACCGCATTCCACGCTCCACTCCAATCTCCCTGTAAAACCGAAGTGAAAAGCTTTATTATGTTGGTGATTATCCCAATCGCTGAGGTTATGATGCCCATAATGGCTGGGAAAACTGCTTGGACTATCGACAAAATAAATTGAATCGCCGGGATCACTACGCCTTTTATTATTGTGGCTAGCCCTTCAAGAATCGCAGTAGCTACGGGAATCGCCGCCTGAATTATCGAAACTATTACCGGAAAAACTGCTTGGACAATTTGCAAAATCAAAGGAATCACCGTAGTTGCTAAAATTGAAATTACTTGACCTAATAATTGAATTATCGGAATCGCAATGGAAATCGCCGCGGCAATAATCCCAGCTATTACCGGGAATACCGCTTGAACTGCTTGAAGAATCATCGGAATCACTGTTGTCGCTATGATTGATAGAACCTCGCCAAATCCTTGAATCAGCATTCCCGCTATGCTAAACGCCGCCTGAATTACCTGTAAGATAATAGGGAATGCAGTTTGAAAAGCTTGAAGAAATATCGGTAAAACTGTTGTCGCAAAATCTGTAAACATTTGAGATAAAAATTGAATCCCTTCACTGATTAACGGCATAATTTCTATAGTTGTATCAGCGAACATACGGATAAGCTCCGTAACCATAGGCATGACTTGTTGTATGACCTGACCAAATCCAGTAAATAATTCAGCTGCTAACGGTACTACACTTTGTACAATTTCACCAAAAAGACTCGCAATTGTAGTACCAAGTTCACCAAAGGCCGCACCTAGCTCCGCAAACGCAGGGCCTAATGTAGCAAAGCTTTCCGCTATAACTTGACCTGTTTTTTGAAACTCTGGTGCTAGAGGAGCAAAAGCTTGTATAATCCCTTGAGCCATTGACTGAACAACCGGTAAAATAGCAGAAATCACAGTAGAAAAAATCTGTTGTATCGATTGCCATGCTGACATAAATGCTGATTTTACTTGATCGTTTGTGTTTATTAATTTAAAAATTGTAGCCCCCAATGATGCTACAATAGCTATTACCCAACCGACAGGTCCCGAAACCCCTAAAAATGTTAACCCTAATCGTACAATCAGCGGTGTTAAAGTTGCTATTGTGTTTCCGATAGAAGAAAATGACATTTTTATAAATTCAATCACTGGTGAAATAGCAGAACCTATCCCAGAAAAAACCGAGCTTAAGCCGGAGATCGTGGAAGAAAAGGCTCCACTTATACTTTGACCAATTGACATGAACTTTGACTGTATAACGGCAATTGTTACGTCAAAAGCTGTACCTATAGCACTACCCATCGCCGAAAATTTTGCAGGTACCGTTCCAAGGTACGTTCCTAAAGAATCAAGTGCAGACTTCATAGACTCGATAGCTGATACTGTCCCACTTTTTATTGATTCCCACGCACTATTCACAGCATTTCGGAAAGTTTCGTTATGCTTATAAAGTTGAACTAACGCTACCCCTACTAAAGCCAGAATCGCGATAACTGCGCCAACAGGTCCTAACAATAACGCGAATCCTGCTCTTAATGCTGTAAAAGCTGATCGTAGCATTACCGCTGCTTTTGATGTTCCCGACATCCATAGCATAAGTTGACCGAAGGTGATAATCGCTCCACCAATTGCGTTAATAAGAATACCCGCAACCGTAGCTACAACTAAAAAAGCCGTAGTAAATGCTACTACGGAAGCGATCATAGTCTGCATAGGAGCCGGTAATTTCATAAACGCATTTGCCAAGGTTTCAACGACTCCAGCTACGGCCATTAATGCAGGAGCTAATGCATCAGTAAATGCACGTGCAGCAGCATCAAGAGAGGATTCCATCTTCGTTAATGCTCCAGCCCAACCTTCGAGCATTGAGTCTGCAGCTTTTTTAGAAGCACCGTCCGAGTTCACTAAGGATTGTGTTAACGCGTCAATTTTTTCAGGTCCTGCCGCTACAAGTGCCATCATACCTGATACAGCTTCTGTACCAAATATCGTTGCTAACGCTGCACCTTTTTGTGCACTTGTCATACCTTCCATTCCTGTTTTCAGCTCACCAATAATTTGAGAGAGGGGCTTCATATTCCCTTGTTGATCCGTAATAGATACGCCGAGTCGTTTTAACTCGTTTGCCGCTGCTTTTGGTGGTTTAACTAAACGTAGCATCGATGCACGAAGTGCTGTACCCGCAGTTTCACCTTTAATACCCGCGTTAGACATAATACCTACAGATGCGGCAAGTTCTTCCATTGAAATCCCTAACTGTGCTGCCGGTCCTGCTGCATATTTAAATGCGTATTGCATATCTCCTACACCAGCAGCGGTTGCATTTGCGGCGGTTGCTAATACGTCAGCAACATGTGTACTTTGACTTGCTTCCATACCAAAAGAATTTAAAGCTGACGTAATCGTATCCGCAACCATTCCCAGGTCTTCACCTGACGCTGCAGCCGCACTCAACACACCAGGTAAAGCTTTAGTTGCTTGAGCCGAATCGAAACCTTTTGCTCCCATTTCTGCAAAAGCTGCTGCTACCTGACCTGTTGAATACACAGAGTCTTTTGCCATATCAAGAATCGCTTTCTTTACTTGACCATAATCACCTTGCGTTAATACAGCTGCTTTACGAGTTTGTGATTCAAATTCACGTGACTTCTGAATCATACTCCCTAAAGCAAAAGCCGACGCTGCAGCCGCAGGACCAAATGCATTTTGCATCGTTTGTCCTGTTTGCTGCACACGTCGGCCCATTTCAATTGCTTGGTTACCTACTTCTTGAAATCTAGCCCGCCATCCTGAGTAATCAGGCGGCGGTGGTGCTGGTGGCGCTGGCGGTAATGGTGGAGGCGCTGGCGGTTGTGGCGCTGGTGGGATAGGAGGTGGTCTACTAATCTGCTGAAAAAATTTGTTCCAAGCTTGTGTAGCTTGTCCAAGGTTACTTATCAAATTAGATACATCTGCAATCACCTGAGTTTCTACCTTGTTCTGGCTCATTCACCTCACCTACCCTTCCTCTTCTTTTATTTGACTTTTAATCATCGATTCTATTTGATCAAAGAACGATTCGTTTCTTTGAATCTTTTCAACCACTTCTTGTCGCTCTTGTGTTTGTTTTTCAATATCACGAACACTTTCTGGACGTGTATATATATCCGCTAATGATTTGATTTTGTCGCTTTGTGCATTTCGATTAAACAAAGCTTGTACACTTGCAAACTCGTACTTATCCAGTAATTGTTCTTTATATCCATTGAGCATAATGTGGTATTCTTTGAGGCTAATACGCCAAGATTGCAAGGTGGTCATATTAAAAAAACGAAAACACTCACCTTGCAATTCATCTATATTTATGCGTACAGGTTCTCGAACGACTTCTGCTGTTCCGCTGTCATCGTCGCTAGAAGTTTCTTCACTGTCTTCTGGAAGAAAAAACTATTTAGCACAACCGCTTTGTTATACTTTAGAATTTCATCAAGATCTAGCTTTTGATCATTAAATAATTTTTCTACCTCTTTTTGTACCGCATCATATGTAATACCTTTCGCGGTATGAATTAACGCATAATAGATCACATCAATGAAGTTTGTAATTCCTCCTTGCATCGTTTGAGAAACAAATTGCATCGGTCCGCCATTTTCATCTAGCAATCTAATTGCTTCTAGACAAAATTTCAGTTCAAATTCTTCTCCATTGACTACAAAACGTGTATATGATTTTTCGGCCATTATTAAATCCCTCCAGGTTTTTATTCAAAATAAAAAAGCAAGCTAATTCGCTCACTTTACTTATGGTGTAGCTACATCACCAGTTGGCGCACCATTAGGTACTGTACTAATTGTGCCTTTAGAAATTTTTCCATTTAATTTTAAACCGATAGAATACTTTGAGTACTCCTCATTTTCATGAGACAACTCTAAGCTATTCAACATGTATGTTCCTGATTTGACCTTAAATGCGGAAGCCGTTGCACTACGTAGGTTCACCTCATGAATCCTTACTAAAATTTTATTAATAATGGCCTCTTCTACATAATCAAGACCCTCGTCACCTTCTGTACAAATACCTTCAATACTTGCAGATTGTGTTACATCACCGTAATCAGATCCGCTTTTATCCTTTGTTTTTAACTCAATTTCTCCCGCTTCAATTGATCGGGAACCCGATGTTTGGTTATAAAATCGAACCGTTTTTGTAGTTTTCCCATCAGCTTGCGGGATATCAATCAAATAGAGTGTTTCCGCACCTTTAAACTCTGGCGCATTACTTTTCCCTACATTTGCCATTTTTATTCCCCCTCTTAGTTTCTGATCGTTATGGTTATAAAACTTAAATGTTTCGCTGTTAAATTCTCAACACCAGCTTGAGATAGTGGAGCAAAGCTTTTTACCTCCACATTAAAAAAACCGATTCGATTTGGATTCTTTTTGCCTGTATCATACAAGTCAATTGAATCTTCTTCGAATCGGTTAATTAATTTATCTTGCAAATCATTCCTGTCAAAAACTTTATCCGCATACACACCTACTTGGATAAGATGATCTCGCGAGAAATTATCTTTTGAAAATCTATCAATTTTACCTGACAAATCCTCGATAGTAATAAAAGGCTTGTCTTTTCCTGATACAGAAACACCATCGTAAACCCACGTAGTCGGAGCGAAGACATCCAAAGCTTTTTTGAGTGAATACATTACATCATTTAACATAACTAATGCCCCTTCGCTACACGTTGAACAGTTTTGTTTATATCTTCAACAAACGGTTTCTCGCCTTCAAAAGCTGTCTTACGCATAAAACCTTTTTTAGTTTTGTGCGTAAATTCTTGTACTGCCGCGTAAATAAGAGGAGATCCATATGTTCCGATAATTTTTGCCCCTACTACCATCTTCACACTTGCAGGAATACTTTCAGATAAAGGACCAAATAATATCGGAGCACGATTAGATGCTTGATTAGCTTGTAGACGTGTATGTTTTTCTACTGTTTGTTCAATTGGCTTTTTGTACCTATTTGGATTATGCGCTTTTAATACAGCAGTTTGCCCCTTAACAACAACTCTAACCTTCATCAAATCACCCTCTTTACAATTACCTCTCTACGATTTACGCCGCCTAGCCCTCTTTCATCGATGAGCTTGATAACGTAAAAAACACCACGTCTTTCAATTTTTTCTATGTTCTCCAGGTCTGTACTTAAATGAAACGTAACAAGTGCTTCTCCGTTAGTAACATCAAGAGTATCAAACTTTGTTTTTTCGACTAACGTGATTTTCTTCCATACTACTTGAACGGTTTCTTTTCGAGGTAAACCTGGTACTTCTTCTCCTATAATCGGATCCTTTTCCAAAAAACCTTTATAGTACAAAATCACCGGTTCCTTACGTCCTTGTTCAATCATTTCACGATTTTCGCGAATCTCTTTAATATCATCTTCGGTAAGCAAATGCTACACCTCCTCGTTTATTAAGTAATTTAACCGTGACGAACACTGTGGATGAGGGCTTATTAATTGATTCATAAGGCTTTCCGGAATATTTTTCGGGTACTTTCCAGCTCCTAAACCATACGCATCACGTCTTGCCAGCTTGTAACATATGTGCTTTGAATGGTATCGGTGCCGATGGCCATTATCTATAATTTGATAACCTGCCACAATTTCACTTTCTAATCCATTCTGTATAGTAGCTGCTCGGTACGTATTAGTACTTTCGGAAATAGCCACACGCTCAATTTTCCATTTCTCATTATCATGTACTTCTTTAATCTTTTGAGAAATCATATTGATACTTTCGCCTTTTAATACTGCCGGACGAATTACGCTACTCAACCGATCCCTCATATCTCCAGATAAATTCCATACACGATCCGAAAGAATTAAACCGTCTTCTCCAGGTCTTTTTAAAACCTCTTGAATAATTTTCTTATTTACTGCGGTTATAGATTTCACGTCTAAACCTGCTTCTGATAATTTTGATGTGGTCCATTTCGACGTGTTTTCAATTAATCTATGGAATGACTGCTCCGCTTGTTTACGAAATTCATTTTCGTATAAAGTCAGGTCCCGTAATAACGCATTTAACCTACCACGCTTCACAATTCCGTCCTTTTGATAATCATTCAGTAAATCAACCAAAAACAAACGTATTAAGACAATGGCCTTAACAGTATCAGAAACCTGTTTTTCATGCTCTTCCTTAAACTCTTCAGAAATGGCATCAAGTGCTGCATCCATTTCTTGTTGAGAATTGCTCATGTAATCATCTCCCATCTGCTCGCTTAGCAAATGTTTGATGAGTACCTTTGCCCCGTCTATACTTCCTGTACTTTTTAAGAGCATCTGCTGATAATTTCTTATAGTTCCCGAAGATCATCGATTTATCAACCGACTCCTCACCATCTGTATAAGAAAAATAACGTGCTGCGTCTGCTGCGATCGATTCATAAGCAAATGATAGTGCAAGATAAAAGACAGCATTTGCATTTACTTCTTCGGTTAACTCTGACTCAGCTTCGGCTTCAGCTAGCCAATTTCCGATGTCTTCCAGAGTTACTTTTGGAACTTTTGCTAACCGACTTTCCAGCCTTTCCGACACCTTCATTTGGCGTCACCTCCGTCACTGTAAATTTATTAAGAGCTCATGATTCCTGCAGCTTTCAGCTTCGCAATCAGTGCATTAAAGTCTTTCACAACACCCGCCACGTCGCTTGCAGTACTGTCCGCCTGTTTATCAGCCTTTTTAGGTAGTTGAGCTGTTTTTTCTTGTAGTTCTTTAATAGCCGTACCTAATTTAAACTCATTCGCAATTGGCATTGAGTTGTTTAACCGTTGTGCCTGATTTTCAGAAATAGGCATATTTAAAACTCCTTTCAAAATGCAAAAAAGGTAGCTGAAATGCTACCTTTTAAGCCATTGTTTTAGAAACATTCTCAAGAATAGCTATAGATTCTTTCGCATTCTTGATTTCAAATCCAAATTCTCCACGAATGACACGAGAGAAGTAATCCGCACCATTCGGTGTAGCATCTTGATCATAAATCGGAGTTAAGTAACGAGCCTTAACTTTTTCTGTATCAAGAAGTAAAGCACGATCTTTAGGCATATTTAAATCAACTACCACACTAGAAATCGCTCCACCTGGTAAATCAGATACAAACGATAAGATTTGGTAACCTGCCGCAGTATCTTGGCGTGTAGTACGAATTGTATCGCCACCAAGCTTTGTAATTTGTCGTGCGATATTTGGTCCACATAAGATTGTATTTGCTGAACCACCGCGCGTAAACACTTGCTCTACAGCATCATTTAAAGGTTTTGCTGCGATTTCGTTCCCTTTAAAGTCTTGTTTATGAGAACCCTCAGAACCCGCAAATGCGAATAGACCACCTGTAGTACGTGGTTGTGCTGGAGTGCCCGCATATCTACGGCCATAAATTAAAGATGTGTTCGCTTCACGAATCATCTCTTGTAAACGCAAGTTTACTTGGTAATCTAATTCGTTTGATACGCCGTATGTGTTCACTTGTTGCTGTGTACGTGAAACAGATGCGTATCTTGAAAAGATTTGCGAGAAGTTATGTGACACCAGACGATCGTTAATTTCATTCTTACGGAATGCGTCTTCACCTTCTGGTCGCGGTCTTGCGATAACTTTCAATTCTCCACCGGCTGTAATTGCTTCCGCTGTCGTGCCGTCGTAACCACGTTGCACAGTGATTTTATCTGCATTTTCATCAACACTTACTACACGTAGCACTTCTAAACCGTTTTGTACAAGTGCATTTTCAGTGAATTTACGAGCTTCACCTTTTTCTAAAACCAGGTCTGTAGCACCAACAGCTGCTGCAGTTTTCACAATACCTGTATCTGAGTTTAAGTAATCATTTTGCCATTCAAATTTCGTTTGTGTTAACCCTTCGCCTACCCCAATTAACCCGAAAAGAACAGGTGCTTTCGTTAAAATTAAATCCACATTCGCTTGCATTTGTCTTACTTGTTGTTGAAAATCGTACGTAGTTGGTACTGGCATATTTGTAGCCTCCTCAAATTTTTTAAATTAAAAGATCGCTGACTTTTGCCAACGAGTGATTATTTCTTTGCTTTCGCTTCTAGTAACTTGTTATAAATTCGTGTTACTTCTCCCGCAAACTTTGAGTCTTTTAACGCTTTTGCTTTCGCTTCTTCCAGCTCTTTTTCTAGAGCAAGAATTTCATTCGCTCTCGGATTTGTTCCTGGATTCGCGCCACCAGCTGCATCTGCTCCCACAACTTTCTTAAACATCCAAGGTTTACTTTCTTTTAATGCATTAACAGCCTCTTCAACTCCCTGATAATTCCCGTCCTCATCGAGTGTAATGGACGACTTATCTAAAAGAGCCAATACATCCCCTGGATCATTTGCATCTAAAGCACGTGCAATACTCTTAATTTCTGTATTCAAAATACGCGCATTTGCTTTTTCTTGTGCTTTTTGTGCTGCTTCGGAAGCCTCTAATGCCTTTTTATCAGCTTCTTCTTTTTCAGCCTGCAAACGTTCAATTTCCGTCATTTCTTGTTTTTTGCGCTCATCTTCAGCTTTTTCGTATTCTGCTAACTTTGCTTTTACGTCATCGTAGTCGCCATACTGTTCTGCTGACTTGTTACGTTCACGTTCTAAGCGTTTCTTAACGATTTCATCTAACTCCTCTTGCGTAAAAGTTTTTGGTGGATCATCGGTATCTCCAGGTTTTTTGTTCGGATCATCACCAGAACCACCATCAGAGAAGAATTGAAGGTCTAATCGAAGTGGGAACTTAGGTGTATTTTGGACTTTCTCTACAAAATACTTTAATGCTGTTGCTTGTTTTGCGTATACCATTAGCAAATCCTCCATTTTGAGCCTGTCGGCTATAATTTCCGAAAGTTTATAGCGCCATTTCGTAAGGCAAGTATCACTTTTCGTTATACGGATCCTGAGACTGTCGTTTCAACATCCGCTCTTGCATAATCTCCATGAATTTCTGCTCCGCATTTTCTTTACCACTTCTCGTAATCGCACCTTTAATCGATTCGATTTCGTTAGAAATTTCATCTCCTAGCTGTTCAATAAGCGCTTTTTGATCTTGCGGCAACGGTAAACCGAAAATAATCTTGCTAGCATAATAATTATCTACTTTTGCTAACATCTCTTTATCGTATTTGAATTTTGGGTCATCCTGCCTTGCTTTCATATAACGCAAAATATACTCATTTAAGGTTTGTAGGCGTGATTGCCATATAACCCATGAGCGTTGCGTTTTCGAAATGATGTTACTGAATAAAAGCTGTACGGCCATGTCATTTATACCGCCTGTATTCATATCCGCGGTATTTACCATTGGCACTTCTGCTTTTTCATGTAGGCGTTTCTGCAATCGATCCAGATAAGCTTCAATGGTTTCTTTAAATCGGAATCCACTTTCCAACTTTTTAGCACTAGGTTCACCTGCATCTTCAGCGCCGTCACCTAAATCCCATTTCGCACCAGGTGCAACTTGAAGTGGATTCTTCGGATCCTCATCTACATTCGTTAACAACGTAATAGCAAACATTTCAAAACGTAATGCGTCCGAGTAATCAGACATTTTTTTATCGATTTCATCAGACAGTTTAATCGTTTTTTCAAGCTCGCTGTAACCTGTCGTACGTTTACTTAGTTTTTCAGTCGGTACAGGTACAACAGGAATAAAATCGATACCCATTGATGAGCGTTCAACCCTATCCTCTTGTTTTTCTAAGTCACCGTTGTATACAGTCTCTTCAATTTCACAGTCGTACTCACCAGTCTCTTCACGCCAAACTAAGTAATACGATAACTTCCACATTTTCGTCTGTTCCTCATCAAGCCAAGCAATAAAATGAACTTCTTCCAGTTGATCTATATCCCATTCGCTATACTTCGCAATGACTTCCGTCGATGGATGCCAAATAATTTTAAATTCACCCCGACGTTTATCGTAGTGAAGACGGGCATACACACCAGTTTTGGAAATAGCCCGGTCTTTCGCTGCTGCAAGTAATTTCTCATGCATTCGGTTGTCATCCCAAACCCATGTTAATAAACGCTCTTTTGCTTTTGCTCTACTATTTTCCGCTTGCTGTTCTTCGCTAGGTTCATATCCTGATTGAATCATAAGTGCCGGATCATCTATCACATCAGGAGGAACTGTTACTTTTGGCTCCTTTTCAAATTGCCATGCCGCAATCATATTTACGATTTTTTGAGGATAATCAAGTTGTATTTTCGTAGGTTCATAATCTAGATTGTCAGGCTTTTTGTAATCAGACCATACATTTAAGTCACCGTCATACCGTTCATATAACCGAACCTCAGCCATCATTCGTGTCCACTCAGAATCACCAAGCGCGGTACGAACTGGCATTACAATTTCCACCGGATTCATAAAATTCCAATCCCCTTGTACTCTCATTCAGGTCCCTCCCTTCTTAATATCTTGAATTTCCTGTAGTTCCCGCTTTACGTCTCGCACGTTTATACGCAATAGAAAAAGCCATTTGAACCGCATCCGGACCATCATCGTGTGGATGCATCGGATACATTTCAAATTGCTCCAATAAAGCACGTAAATGTTTCATAAAACGTAACTTACCGCTCTGTATATCCGGTAATAATGACTCAATACGTAGTGCTTTTCGTGTACGTTGCTTAATTTGTTTCAAGCGAGTCGATGAAGGGTATCCTTTCTTTTGCAACGCTTCGGCAACCTTCTCAGCAAACCACTCCTGCGCTTGTTGTGCCTCTACCGCAAGTGCTTCGTATTGATATTCCAGCGTGTATTCCACAGCCTTTTCTAGTAACGTATTCGGATGAACACGCTCCATAAAAATATCTATAACGTAACAAGTACCTGTTTCCACGTTTTTTGCAAGTGTAACTACTACGCTATAGTCACCTTTTTCTTTTCCCATTGCAAAATCGACTGCACCGTAATACAAAAGTTGTTTATCTTTTAGATCACTTTCAGTACAGTACGTGAAATATTTAGGTTTAAATATCTGTCTTTCCTCATCAGTCGGGTTGCATAAGTACTCCTGATTAAAAGCTTTTGTTCCGTCATCTTCCCTAATTTCCATCAAATCGATGTAAGGGAAATGTGATGGCCATAACGTTTTTGTACCTCGGAGCATTTCTTCTTTGTTCTGCTCATAAAATTCACGAGCACGATCCGCCGATTCTGGATCATCTATTTGACGAATTTCACGCCATTCTTGCCATAAATCTTCGCGCTCTGACCACTTTAGAATTGCTGGGAATGATCTCGATACGAAATCACGACGGTTTTTAATCACGTGATGCAATAAACTGTCGTAACAAACGATGGTACCCATATAAATACAAGCACCCTCTTGACGACTCAAACCTGGTAACAACTCTTCCTTGAACCAACGTTTGTTTTTTGCAATCAAATCAACTGTCGCGGTATTTTCTTTACTCTCCAAATCATCCAAAATATAAAGCTGAACCCTTTTTGAACCGTGACGTAATCCACGTACCTGTGTCCCGATACCTTTTGCTTCGACTTTCGTGTTCGTTAAAGTCACGAACTCTTTATCGTTATCTACTTCATTTCGGCTCTTTTGTTCATGAAGCAAAATACCGAAGTCCTCACGTAATTTCTCGTTGTACTTTAACTGATCACGTGCCCATGATATAAAGTCACCAGCTACATCGGATGTCTCAGAAATCAAAACAATGTACTGCTTTAATCGATACACGACTTGATGACACAAATAACCGTTACTCAGATAAGCTGTTTTCGCGTGGCCACGTCCTACACTCCAGGCTACTTTTTTCTTTTTCTCCCTACCTGTTGTGATGTCATCTAATAGCCCGCATAACGTTTGGTGAAATTCTGCAGCGTCATCCATCGTTACTCCAGCTGGAATTAAGTTATCCGGATTACCGGGATTCCCTTCTTCAGAGAAATACTCATACATGAAATACAGCATGTCATGTTCCCCGCGGTGCACCCTTTTTAACTTTTCTAGCTCATCGATGTCAGCAAGTAGTGTATCCATGTAATATCCTGTAGCCTCGCCAGTTTCGTACAACTCCTGTAATTTCTTTGCCCTTTCTGCTACAAGATTGATACGCTCCTGACGTTCTTGACGGGCTAACCATTTACCGTCTATATATGCCATGTAGCCCGTCCTCCTTTTATTCGCCTGTTAATTTTTTTAATTTCTCAAGCTGTTCTTCGATTTCGGCATTAGTACGAGTCGCATTTCCTAGATCACCCTCGATTACTTTCTTGTCAGTCAGTAAACCGAATCGCTGCATGTACAATTGCATCGCTTTTACACTTGGTTGCGGTCCTAAGATTAACTGCATTAACTTGCTATAGACCTGCTCTCGCTTCTCTGCAAGGAAACTGTCAGCCACTTCGCTCTTGAATGCAATAAAGTCTTGATTCTTAGTTCGCCACTCCCAAAGCGTTGTCCGATTAATGCCGAGTTCATTCGCCATTTCGTCTTGGGTTCTTTTTTCCTCGTTATTCGATTCCATCAACTCGTTTTCTACAAGTAAGTACGCTGCTTGAATTTGTTTAGCCGTGAGTTTCTGCTTTAATTCGTCTAACTTAGCCATTGTTTCGCTCCCTTTCTTCGTGAAATAAAAAAAGGCAACCGATTTAGTATCGATTGCCTTGAAACTATTAATATTTTCATAACATAGCGTTTATTTTTTATTTAATGAATTTACTATATTGTTAATATAAACTCGAAATTCATCATCACTTACTTTATTGTGTCTAGCATCATACGTTGAACTAACTCGATTGTATAGTGCATATTTAGAAAAAATAGCGTAAGAACCGCCATTAATCCCTCTATGTACAGTACGTGCACTATCAGGAAGTGGAATTGAATTTCCATACTCGTCGTAACCTAGATGGCCAATCTCCCGAACAGCATAATCTACATACACACCAGCTTCAAGTTCTAGAACTTCTTCTCCATAATAGCTCATAGACCATGATACTTCCTTATCAAGTTCTGATTCAAATACTTGTTCCACTGGAGTTGTTTCTTCATAGACACCACTAGCTTTAAAAGGCTTAGTATTTAGTCTAAAATACCACCATTCAGGGTCTTCCCCTACTTGGTGAAAAGTCAATGAGTCGGGGTTTACTATATATGTAGTACGGCCTTCAAATGTTAACTCTATACGACCTTCTTCATGTGATGCTGTGGCTCCATGTAAATCTAAGCCACCACTTGTAGGTAAAAAGGTATGATTATCCGCTTCATCTGTACCAACCGCATTTAAAATTTCAATTATCTGGTTGCGGTCAGTAATTTTAATTAAATCATTTTGGTTTTCACCAAATACCCTATGAACCATTTCTTTCCACAAAACTAACTGCTTCTCTTTTGTTTTCGCATATTTCTCTTCGTATGTATTCACGCTTCTTCCTCCCATCTCATTTCCTACAGAAAATGTAAGTTAAGTCCTGTTAAGTATACCATAGAAGTTACGCATTCTTTTAAATTTTCACTAAAATCCCACTACCTGAGTTTCAAAATCATGGCGGAACGTTACGGGCGTCTGCCAGCCCTTAATCAAAATTGCCCTCCCCCGGGGGATTGAATTTTTTGTGACCAAAAAGAAAAAGCCGGAATTATTCTTCCGACTCTTTTTTCTTTTTTGCTCGTATTAATGTACTTTTACTTATTCCAGTCATTTTTTCTACTTGCGTATATGAATGCTTATCTAATAAGCCTAATGCATGCTGAATTTGTTTCTTGTTAAACTTCTTCGGTCTACCTTCTCTGAAGTCTGCACGTTGTTTAGCGATAGCTTTACCTTCTTGTGTTCGTTCAACAATCATGTCACGTTCAAACTCAGCGAACGCGCTCATTACATTAAAGACCAGTCTCCCTGTAGGTGTATCCTCTATCAGTCCCATGTTTAGCACATGAACCTTCACACCTTTTTCAAACAGTTCTCTCACAGTCTGTATCGCATCTACAGTTGAACGAGCAAAGCGATCCAGCTTAGTAACTACCAACGTATCACCTGACTCCAGTATCGATAACAACTCCTTAAACTTAGGTCGATCGGCTTTTGTTCCCGTGAACTTCTCTGAATAAATCGTATCGCAACTTTCCTTCTCCAACGTTTGGATCTGTGCTTCTAAGTCTTGGTGAACCGTACTTACCCTCGCATATCCGTACTTCATTCATATCAGCTCCATTTCAGGTCTAACTAATGACACTAAGTTAAGACACCGTTTGATACCTTGATACTATCACACCTATAGCGTAGTGTCAAAACCTTTAAGTTATGGAACTGGTTACACTTAAATTTCAATATTATTAGTTACTCCCAAAATAAAAAACGCTCCCCAATTTGAGAAACGTCATTAAAAAACGAACCTAAAGCTAATCGTCAAGTAAACCCCACTCTTTAGCTATTTCAAGTCCTGTTTCTATGTCATCTGGTATATCATTAGTGTCAAGTTCGTTCAACGCTTCTGACATTGATTCGTGTTCATTTTCCCACCAATCCATTAATTCATCTTCAGGATCTTTTACCATCAATACCACTCCTTAAGAAAATATAACCATTAATATTTTTATAACGACGATACCCCCTGAGTTTTAAAGACCTGTTTCTCTCAGTGAGCTCGGCTGATAAAAATACCTATAGATTATACCTTTTATGTTGGCAGTGGTAAAGTAACAACTACAGTAGTTACCTCAGTTCCTACCTACTATATACGCCACAGTCAGTCCAATCCAACGAGCATAGAAAAAGCCAGGATACCTATGACGTGGTCCCTGGCTTTTGACATTATGAATATATGGAGGATATGTACACAGAATACCTATTCTAGCATAAATTGTACCTAGAAAAACCCTACTTTGTCAAGTCCTGTTCAACTTTTTTTATTAGCTGGTTCATACCCACCATATCACCATTGATAATCCGATAGAGCATATCTACAGCTTTATCACAGTACTTATAGTATTCATTGGCGTGTATATTCAGCTTATGCAGTATACGTTTCCTCGGAATCTTCACCACGTACCGCGCTATAACAATATACCGCATGTTCTTCGGTAATTGTTTAACAGCCTGATCCAGCACAATCTTATTCAGTCGCCCATCACTTTTCCCGTCCTGTGCATTAGGACCCGTAAAGCTAGGCGGCGCATCTGGGAACCGATCACCTACAGCCAGTGATTCATAATTCTCCAGCCATAAACGTATCGTCTTCTTTGAAACATAGCCATCAATTCTGGTCATCTCCGAACCTCCTGACTCAGAAAATCAAACCCCTAAAACAAACACCTTAAACCATTAATAGTATTACATACTATATAACTATTAATAAATAATACTATATATAATATATAATTATTAGTTATATATTTATATTATATATATAAGGTATATTTTTTTAAGGGGGGGTTCTTTTTTATTTTGTTTTTCTTTTTAAGTACTGTAGTGTATTAGACCCCCTCCTAAAAACTTTTCGTTTATATATTTTATTTTCGTGTAATCAGCTGTGAATCTCCGAATCTCGAAACACGTGCCACGCCGCTGTTGTCTCATAACCACGTAGCACCGACTTTCCAGCTAGGAGAAACCGTTCTTCAGTCACTTCTGTTATCAGTCCTTCTCCAGCATATACACTACCCTGCTCTGTCTCGATATCCACATCATGTAACTGGTTCGTGGCAACATATTCGCATGTCCCGTAATCCACAACATAGAGACTCCAGGTAAGCTTCCCCGTAACAACTCCTTCTTGTACCGTCACATACCCATCGTAAAACGGAACGTCTACACCATCGATTTGTAAGTTACGGATTTCCTCAGATATCATGTTCCTTACTCCTTGCAGCCACACGTTCTACGAATCTCAGTTGTTGTTCAATATATGGATCATCTTCTTTCCCGCCACTGACAATCCAATCCTTAATCCGGTTTGTTACATCTTCTAAAACATCAATCGGTATTTGTGGTGCCAATTCCGTGATACGATCCATATAACTCACTTGCGTCTCTCCTTTACATTACAACTAAGAACATATATTCCCTAAAAACAGGACTTACGTAGTTACCATCTGTTATAATTATCGATGTCACATTAACATATAAACTCGAATGGAGATGAAACTATGACCCTAATTGCTGGTATCGTATTACCAAAGGGAATACTTATGGTCAGTGATACACGCCAAAGTGATGATAAAACTGACGAAATCATTCACGACTATTCACGTAAAATTACTTTTGTAGCTCCTGACTGTATTCTAGGAACCTCGGGCTCAGAAAGTTCTTTTTACACTGCGAAAATTCTACGTAACTGTTTGTACAATAGTCACGAAGCAATGACTACTAGGGATCGACGTAATCATATACTTGATTTCTATAGTAGTGTGAATGATTTTAGTTCTAAAACAAATAAAATAAAAAATTATCCAGTTGGCTGTGCTATTTTAGCAGATTATGATAAAGAAAATGAGAGTTTCACATTGACTTCTGTAAAGAACTTTGTAAATCAAAATTATTCTTTAACATTTAACAAAGCTAGGGACGTTGACCTTATAGGTGCTAGCGAATCAATTCAAGATACGGCTAAAGTAAAAATACAAGCCCTATTACAATCACTAACGGAAGAACAGTTAAGCCACCCAAACGCGTATAGATATATAGCAGAGAAATGTCAAACTATTTTCCAGCAAGCCGCTAAGGAGTACGTAGGAATTAGCGATAAACTTTATGTCTTTTATTTAACTACTTTACATAATAAGCCTGCCAGTGATTGTTTCTTACTGGAAGAAGATGGGACGTTACATGATGTTGACAGACAGCAAGATGGTGAGATTATAAGCTACACGAAATAATAGCTTATTTTAACCCCTTCTTCGCTAAAAACTGTCTCGCGTTATCCGTAAGCCGGTAATAATAAACATGCTTATCATCTTTCGTGACTTGCTCCAGTAGTCCTAACTGAGAGAGTTGTCCCAGCCACGTATCAAACTGCGTAGCCGGGATTTCTCCTCCTACCTGGTGCATCGCCCGTAATATCGCCTCTGAACCTTTCACTCTACACCACGTGATTTTACGATTTCCAGCGCTTGTTTTTCCGTAAACCCTTCAGAAACAAGTGCATCAAAACGCGCTTTAAGTAATTTAGACATTTCACGCTGCATTCGTATCTGCATCGGTAGCGCCTTAACAAAATTGTCCAAAATCATTTCCAGTTCAATATTTGAATATTGGCCACCTGAATTATTCATCTTATCGCCCCTTCAAATGTGATTCGATTTCCGCTAAAACTTGGTCGATTCCCTCAGGACTCAGTACGAGTTTCCCACCAGCTAATTCGATATTTTGGTCAGAAACTTCGCCTGTAATTTGGCAAGAACCGTTAACATTATATTTTTTTAGAATAATAGATTCACCATCTACGAAAATCTCCATTGGATCCTTTTCCTGAATACCTAATGTACGACGTAATTCCATTGGAACCACAATACGTCCTAAGGGATCAATGTTACGAATAATACCTGTTGATTTCATTTCTCTTCAGCTCCTTTTCCTTACTTCTTAATTGTTTCTATAACACTTGCTAAACCGAAAAATATTACACAGATAAACCACGTTGTCCAAATCGGATAATCGTATATAATTTCCATCTAATCCCCCTTAATCTTTATTAATCAGAATCACTGCTGGACCCTCAACCGTAATACCAGCTACTTCAATCTTTTCATGAGGACTCACTTGTACTGACGTAACACCATCACGCGTTTCCAGTTCTTCACTTAAGTTTTTTGTAGATACGTTCTTCATATTCACTCACCCTCCAAAATGACGCTGTATTCATCATTAGCTACGTAAAAATTACCGAATGCATCACGCTCAGGAAGTCCTTTTTTCGTAGCTGGTACTATCTTTAGTTTCGCATTGCAATTGTGGCATTTCGTAAATTTATTCCCCTCATACTCATATTGATTCCCGCGATTCCCACACATGCAGCACTCATAGCGTGTACGATATCTCGGTGTACCCTCATCGTCATACTTAATACCTGTTTTCCAATGAATTGGATCCGCCTCTTCTTTTTTCACTGAGTCTGTTGTACAAGATTTATCTTTTTGCTTAGTTATCTTAACGACGTCCTCCATAGGGAATGAACTACGATTTACGTCTACGATTGGTAGTTTACGACTTGGTTTATCCGCAACCGTCTTATCAACCGATTCGCGAAGTTGTTCATGCGTAACACCTAAATCTACAGCTTTATGAACCTCTGTTTGTGCCATTGCAGACCCTAGCGCTGATACGTCCACTTTTGGTGCATGTTTATTAATCGCCTCTACAAGTTCAGCTGCTGTATTGATAAAAGATAGGTCATCCGCTTTCTCTACCTGCTTTTCAGGAGACGTAAACACTAAGTATTCATACCCTACAAGGCTGGAGATACCGCCACGGATATTATTTTCAATAAAGTCGAAAAAGACTGTAGTTAATGCGTTTACGTTTGACTCTTTATTTAAACAATCCAATCCGTATTCATACAGCATCGCGTGAATCGCTTCGTGAAGTACGTTTTTCATTTTTCCTTCATGCTTTGTTACGTTATCCGAAATCTTGATATGTTGGTCGTGATACGTTACTTCAGCAATCCTTACGTCGCCGTTTTCCCTTTCATCAATCCAGCCGTTTACCACTTCTACATCGTACGGAACACTACCAATCATCAATTGTTTCGGTATACTCATATAACGTTATCCCCCTTCAGTTTGGTAAATTATTTTCAATCTCTGTTCGCAATTTATCTCGTAACCACTTAAACTCTAAATCTTTTTTATCGATCTTCGTCTGGATTACCTTTGCCTGTTCCTTTGTATAACATTTACGGAAACCATTGTATAATTTCGAAATTTCTTTCTGCAGCTGTCTCATTTCACGGTTCGAATAATAACTTATAAATTCTGTTTTACAACTTGGACAAATGAAGTAATGCTTGTCCACACGGTTCGGTAAACGTGCTGTAAGCATCTGGACACGAAACACGTGCTCACATGCTTCGCATTTCGCTTTTACGGGTTTCATAATTTTGGATGCCCCTTTCTTCAAAAGGATTATATTATTGAGTTGTCATCAACTATATCTTTGAATTTTCAAATTCAATTGAACCTCTAGACACATACACCATATACTAATTTAAATATTTCTTAAGAAAGCAGGTGAAAAGTATGCCATCAATTCTTGGAAACCTTGTCGTACAAAATAGTAATGGTTCTTTCAACTTGGGTGATTTTTATAACGTTTCTCCAAAAGAAAATACTAAAGCTTATAATGGTTCAGGCGGTTCCAATGTCGCTTTTATCGTTAATAATTTTAATGGTGTTAGTGCAACGAATACATTTGATTCTGATGTTGCCGATCAAGATCAAATTGTATCCAGTTAGTCTTCCTTAGATTTAAATTCAAGTTTACTTTCATAATGCAAATACATTTTCTGATTTCCCTTCATACCCGAAGGCTTAACAGCTAGTTTTTACTAGCTGCTCTTTTTATGTTTCACACGGATAAATTTTTGAATTTCACCGATACTATATAGGACTTTAAAAAGTCAGCTTTAAATTCTCCCCACTTTAGCTCTCTTGGTCGAGGGGCGAGCAGTTAGCTTTTGCTAGCTGCTCTTTTATTTCATTACTGCTCCTGTTACTTAAAGAAATTCTCTAACTATATTTCCAAAATAAATACCCATTCTTTATTCCTCCTCGAATAAAATCAATAACTCGGCATATAATATCTATGCATCTAGATCATTACGCCTGTACCGAGCAGTTAGACTGGGCTAACTGCTTTTTTGAGGTTTTCTGAATAAAATTCTAAATTATGTCCAATACTATAAAATGAGCTGATACAGCTTGAATTCACAGTGACCTCTGTAATGTTCTTTTCCCTTTCTCTGAGGGCTGAGCAGTTAGCTTTTGCTAGCTGCTTTTCTGTGTACATACACTTTTTGTTAGTTAACACATATATTTAATTTGAGATCCTACTTATTCATAAACCGTTAGAGAAATTCGAAATTTATTAATGAACGCTCATTAAAACTCTATAGGTTGTTCACTCCTCTAAAGGGCACTTGTGAAAGTGCTCTTTTTATGTGGAATAGCATTTTCTAAAAATTTATTTCATAAATTGTTTAGAGCCCTATAGTTCTAAGTACTTAGGGCACTCCCGTCAAACTCTTAGTGCCAATTGACACTGTTAAACAGTGTCTTTTTTTACATACAACATACAACATACATTTTTAGTAAGTTCATTTTATTCTCAGAATTAAGGCACGCTCTTTTTATTTAAATAAGGATTTTGTTCAGTTATCATTTGATTAATCATATTTAAAAATTTTTAACATACCTTAATATTAAACAGGAATTACACTACCCCCCAGTAGATTTGTAGTTCCTGTAATTGAATCTATAAGCTCTGATTAGAACCTGTTATAACAGGTTCTATTTATTTTCATTCTTCATCTCCGTCAAATAACTATTTTGTTAAAAGCTTCTCACCTTTTATTTGGACAAGCATATGATGTACTATCACTCTCATAGGGTTCTCCTTTTTTCAAGAGTACATATTTGATATGTGCTCTTTTTTCATTCCCCTTTACGAATAATCTTTTTTTACATTACACATACTATCTACAAGTCAACTTCCCATGACTACACTCTTTTAAAACGGAGCTTTACCCCTCCGAACTGTTTAGGCACACGGCAGGTAACTTAGTCAACTACCTGCCATTTTCTATTCAAATAACGCTTTTGTTCGCTTCAAACCAATTGACTATTATTTGAAAAAACGTAAACATTTATTCAATGTTTTTTCTAAATACTCATGTTATTATTTATGTGCTGATGTTCACCATCCCAAGAACTCAGTAATTTCATTCACAGGCTTCACTCTTACCCTTTTGAGAGTGGAGCCTTTATTTATAAAGGTTATCCTCAATATTTATTTTTATAAAATTCAAAATTAATCTTTATCAAAAACTTCAATATCATGTAAAACCTACGTAAAGATTGCTGTGATTCACCCCATCTACCCGATAAACGTTATATAATGAATTTGCAGATACCCGATTTGCACAATACTTGCTTTCCATGCGACTTATGCTTGAGTGCTAGGAGTAATCCTAGCCTTTTTTATGTTTTCAGACTAAAGCCTCTTTAGGTGGTATAGGGACTTTCCCTTTAAACCGGTACCCCATTCTTTCCATCTTCCCTCGAACACCTAGTGCACTTTTCCCTAACCTTTCTGCAATCACATCTATACTGTAGCCACGGTCATATAAGTCCACAATTTGTTTTACTTCTTCCTGTGTATATTTTGTATGGTTTCCTATACGTACAGGTCTAGCTTTAATCTTTAGTTCCATTAATCTTCGTTTCACAGAGCCCTCGGTACGCTGTAACCGTGCTGCGATTTCCGGATAAGTATAGCGGTATGCATTTACTAAGCTTTTAAGCAACAAATCATCATCTTCACTCCATGGTTTTCCACGTTTCTTTTTGGCCACTAGATCCGCGTTACGTTTCTCTTTCATCCAATCAGGCTCAGGACCAAAAATACCAGGCTCGATTCTAGAAAAATCCACTACATGTTTATGTGTTTTTAACCACTTCCATAAATCCCGATAGTATACAACTTTCACTTTTTGCTCCGCTGAAAATAACTTTAGCTTTATAGGAAAACCGAAGCGCTTGCCCCAGCTTTTGATACAGTTATAATCGACACCTATAACTTCTGAAAGTTGCAAAATAGTAATACCCTCAAAATGTAATCGAGCGTCCCCTAACCCAATACGTTGCGCTTTTAATTTAACGGCATCAACTGAACGGCCAAACTTTTTGGCCATATGTTTGATACTGTAAATCCCCCAATAGTGCTCCAAATACGCTATTTCTTCCTTCCTCCATAACCTGTATCTTGCCACCATTTCGCCTCCCTTTTAGTAACCGGATGCCTGACGATCATGATTGATTTTATTTTTTTCTAAATATGCGTTGTATATCTCAATAGCAGAAAATCCAAGTGCAGCTCCTAAGTATGCTAAGTCATTCATCAACGTCTTGTAGTGCGCTGCAGTCCACAATTTGTTTTCATATAAATCGTTAAATACATCGATAATTTCTGTTTTTGTATTACCCTTGCTATTACGTACTACAAAAGCATCGATATATTTATTCCATTCACGTTCTAATCCAATCGATAAAGCAAAGTGAAGAGCATCAACAAATTCGTCTAACAACGGATTGTAATACTCCTTGTCCTCTTCCATCATCTGTCCTTCATTACGCACTGCTTTTGTAATTGGTTTGTTGTTAGCGCTCCAATACTTATGGCCACGCCACACATGAAGTAACTCACTTAATTCATCACGAAATGATAACTTCTTTTCCTGAAACAACGGTACGTTTTGCAGGCCACGTTTTTCTATAATCTTGTTATCAAGCTCTTTTTGAAGCTGGAATAAATGTACGATGTTCATTGTTTTGCACACTCTCCTTTTTTATATAAAGCTATAAAACTTCTTACCATTCTTTCTACACTGGCACCAGTTAAGGAATTAACAAAGGGTGCAGTCTCTACGAATTTTAAAGAGTCCTTTTCTGGTATCCCTGCACACACCAACTTTTCTTTTACAGCTTCAATGATTTCTAATCTTTTTTCGTCCTTATTATTGAACTGAGCCTCTACTGCTTTTACAGCCTCATCCTTATAGCAATTATGCTCTTCCATGTAGTAATACACTTTTTTCCAGAACCTGTTATCTTTCACTATAGACACCTCAACCACTCCCTTCTTATCTAGCAATCACAAAACTAACAATGACCGCTACCACCATATAAGAAACAACTACTGCTAAAAACTTTTTGCGTAAATTTTTAATCTGTTCTCGTAATTCTTTATTTTCGTACACTACACGTTTTGCGTAATTGTCTTTCACTTTCACCTGAGACTTGTATAAATCAACTTCTAACTGCAAATCACGATTTTCTTGCATTACATCCTTTAACTGTTGCTCTAAATTGTTCAAATACACTACCGCCTTTCGTAGCTCACCTTTTGCTACTTTTCTTTTTTGCTTAACCATTTCACGTTTTAATCTTTCCATCTTCCGATCACTTTTCCGATTTTCGTACCCCTTTCCTTGCTGTCTACCACCCACAACTGCACTTCCTTTCTACAGCTTTTTATTTTCTTAAATGCTCTAAAAATAGTTCATTAAAATTCTCGTTTTCTAGTTCTTCTAATCGCTTCTGTATACGCTCTAAACGTACTGGACCCAAACCTAACACTTCTTTTACCGCTCGTAATGCTAATGTTCGGCCATCTTTATACGATAAAAGGGACACTTGCTGCACTTCACCTCGATGAAAGCTTTGACGTTCCCTTGTCTTCTTTCGTTCACGTTCATTCGCTCGGCGTTGTTGACGATTTAATTTCCCGTTCATCGTCTTCCCCCCATTTCTTAAAACAACTCTTGAATAACAATTCTGCGTATGGATCCTGTGGTACCGGGTCTAAAACACCCGTCTTTTTATCTTTTCTTAATGAGCTTACTACCCAAACCATGTTGTACGGTTCTCCAGCAATACTTCCTACAATCCTCGCTGGCTTTACACGTGGTAATGCTGTTGCATGACGCTTTGCAAACATCGATTTACGTGGACCCTCTCCTCTTCCCACATGCTATTCCTCCCTTTGTTTAAGCCAGGATTCAACACCCATTTTCTCGCCCCATCGATAACCTACACTTCCTTCTGCTTCAATCGGAACTGGAAATCCTGGTACTGGAGGTTGCTCCATAACTTGTTTAATTTGTTTTTCTGCTGCTACCACAATTTCTGGATCATCATCTATTTCAAAAATGATTTCATCGTGGATCTGTGCAATCATATCGACACTACCATGAGCAAGTACACCTTCTTGTTTGCCGATAGATTCATAAATTTCACTTTGTACTTTTTTCATAATGTCAGCCGCACTACCTTGTACTGGTGTATTCGCTGCTTGTCTTTCAGCTGAGCCACGATCTCTTCTATTCGCGCTATTAATGCCTGGTAGTAATCTCATATATCCATAGATTGTTTGAACATAGCCTTGCTCCCGTGCTTCTAAAACAATTTTGCGTTGATATTCTGGTATGCGTTTGTACGCTGTTTTAACTGCATTTACAATCTGTGCACACTCATCTAATGTTTTACGGATCATGTATTTTGTTTTAAACGTGAACTGTAAAGCGTGCTCGGTCCCTCCATAACTTATCGCTTAATCCCGTATTTCTACGGGCGCTGACTATACCTTCTAAAGATGTTTTTTAAACCGTCCTGACTGATCACGTAATATATTTGTATTTCCTAAATACCTACCGAGATTATTCCAGCACTCATGTTCATGCTGGTGACACTTTTTACAAAGAACTTCCAAGTTATTGATATCATTATTTTTACGGTCCCTGTCTTTATGGTGAACAACAATGTCATTCTCACTACCACAACGGTTGCAAACTTTTCCATAAGCTTCATAAGCAATCCGTTTTTAATAAGGCGGTGTACCACCACTCCAGTTATTGTTGTTTTCACCCTTTTGGTTATACCCCTTTTTAACGTATCGTCTCTTGTACTTAGTCCTATCCCACTGTTTGCTAATATCCTTCTTACAGTCAGTACAATATTTTTGTCTGTTGCTAGTAGGTAGATACTCTTTTTCACAAACCTTGCATACTTTTGGTTTGCTAGTTACGTTTTTAGTCAAAACCATCATTCCTTTTCACATCTTTAGCCCACCGTATAAATAAGCTCGATTGATTTAGGTAAATACCTAGCCGGCTTATTATAAGTCGATACACTACCTGTTAAGGCAGCACGGGATTAACATAGACAAAAGTCCTTAGCCTTCCCCGTTTTGAGTGGATTTTACTTCGGCATAAGCCCTATTACTCTACCGAAGTTTCCTGCTTTTGCATCTGTACGTTCTTTCTTTACAATTTCATCCTCAGGTTTTCCAGTCATTACAGACGCTGTTCTACGGTGCATATCACCGCCTGTGTTAAACAATTCAATCATGACCTCATCTCCCGATTTCCATGCCATTAAGCGAAGCTCGAAACCTGAGAAGTCGATGAAGAATAATATCTTTCCTGGCCTTGGTACAAAGAAGTTTCTTATTTTAAATTCGTCATTATCAGGTCTCGGTACGTTTTGTCCGTTCGGATTAAAGCTATTCAAACGTCCTGTTTCCGTAAATGGACTATATCCCGCATGTATCCGTCCGCTCATGAAATTCAAGTACTTTTCACGCCCTATGATGTGCGAAGAAAGTAATGTCGTGTATTTTTGAATTTTCTTCAGTTGATCAATTACTTCCAGTGCTTGTTCTTTATAAGGATGCGGTTCACGCTTCGCGATACGAATTGCCCCGCGCTCCAATTTACCTAATGTAGGATCTTTCTCCGGATCAATACTTTCCCAATTTTCAGGTAATGGAATACTGAGATACTTTTCCTCATCGATGTCATTCAGTTTGTTCTCAAGCATAAATGCCATATCGATAAGCGCCTCTTGGTCAAGGCTCGCACCTGTTTTTCCGTATTTAGCCACCGGTATTTTTAAGTAATCAAACATTAAACTTTTAACTTCGTTCGTCTTTCCTGATTTACCCGTTTTTATATCAACGTTGAACGTTTCTTTTGCAATTTGTTTGATACGTTCAGCAGCTTGCTCTTGCATAATTTCAGCTTCTTGTTTCTTTTGCGTGGCAAGGTTTGGATCCCAATGCATTCCCCAGTACTCCATAAGACCGATAACACGTGTGAACGGCATTTCAATATTATGGAGCCATTCCTCATATCGCGGAATTTGAGACGCAATTTGAGACCAATATTCGTAATGCTGTACTGCATAATCGGCGTCCTCAGCTGAGTAAAGTAATCCTTCTCCCTTACTCGCGTCAATTTCATCAAAGAAATCAACCTTATATTTCTTTAAAAGTGCTGAGAAGTCGTTCATCGTTACGCCAAAAATGTGTTTTGTAGCAGGTTTTAACCCCCATCCACTTGTCGGTTTTTTCGGGTTATTAATCTTTTGAGGTGCTGCAATTTGTAAACACCGTACCCACATAATCAATGGATCTGCTACTTTTCCTAAAATGTACTTACCATACTTCGCTGCATATTTCGTTTCAAAAGATAAGTTGACCGCAATCTTTAATACTTTTTCATTTTTGAATAAGTACTCATCGAGTAAATCTAGTACAAGTTTTCTAGCTTCGTCCCTATCCATACTTGGTTCAAATACTTGGCCAACTTTATGTGAGATCGGAACAACTCTTGACTCGTGCGCGGCTGCTGATAAAGATACAGTACATATTTCACCTTTCCACGGATCCAGTGGTGTTTTTAAATATGCTTTTTCTAAGCTCTCTCGTTGGCTTTCTGCTTCTTTCTCATCAATAACACCTGTAGCAGCTGCTTCTTCTATACCTTCAAACGCCTTTTTATAATACGCTCTAATTTCTTCACTTGCTGCAGTCTCCCAATCAAATCCTGCCTTACCCGTCTGTATACAACGCTCAAGGTATTTCTTTAACTCCGAGACTGTAAGAATCGCTTTATAATCTTTCACTTGTTGTGGTTCTACTTTTGGCCAAACAATATCAAATTGCCCTGGCTTCTTCTTTTTTTCCATTTCTACCGCTAATTTTGATTCTTTTACCGGTACCTGTTTTTTACTACTTGCTAATGTTTTTGGTTTCCCAAACAAACTTCCGAGTTTCATAGTTTCACTTCCAGTCATATTTGTAGTGCTTGTCCATATAATTAGTAGTACTCATCTTGTATATGATCAAAGAGACCTTTCTTCATGCAATATGCAATGTATGCATTAAAGCGTGGCGTTTTTCGATAGCCACCACTTGTTAAAAGGATCATCCTCATTTTCGCTAATTGATTTACAATTGCTTTCGCTTCTTCTTTATCGATGGATAACATGGCCTCAACATCACCAAGGCGTAAGTACTTCTGTTGAGCGAATAGTTTAATAAATTCGTAGAACTTCATTTCACCTGTTAATGTATCGATTTTTTTTAGATCTGTCGTAAACTTCTGATATCTTTCTTCTGTCATTTCTTCCTCTTTTATAGCCAAACGAGCATAGTAATTTAAGCCACAACCCGGAGCATTGTATAACGCTTTTAAGTACTCCCCCATAAACTCAACATGTCCTGGCCAAACTTGAATTCTTTCCCCCGATTCATCAACTGAATGTGTAAGAGCTGCAAGCGCAACTGCTAATCGTGCTACTTTATTCCGTTGATCTGAAGGAGAAACAAGAGGTATATCATTTGCGTTTCCATATACTTTTGCAAGGTCTGTCGCAACCTCCAGTACTTTATCGATTGTGCCGTCTGTAAACAGCACATCTTCTGGCTTACGTGACCAAGCAAACAAGATGTTATTTTTCAACGTATCTTTCTGAATGATTGATGGGTACGTAGCAAGTGTTTGGTTGTATAACTCAGGATCCACATCACTTGCTCTCATAAAGACTGCAAAGTCAAAGCGTCTAATATCCTCGTTATTAAAGATATCTTTTAAGCTTTCAGCGCCTTGAGAGTAATCAGCAAGTCGTTTCCCTTTCGGTACGTTCCCTGACATGATGGCACGTACTCTACAAGGTGTTTCAGCTGTTACAGCTCGTTTTACTTCTAACTTCCCGTCAGAGCGAGCAAGTGTCATTTCACCGTAATCGTCTTTTGTAATACCTGTATCCTCATCGATCCAAATCATTTCTTTATCAGCTAACGGCCACGCACCCCAAACGATGTACCATGCACCTTGAGCACCTGACTGTTCCATCTTGTACGTTAGACCTGTACGGGAAGTACTCTCTGCATTTACTCGAGTACCAAGTCCTGCATATTTCATTACTTTTTCAATGAGTGCTGACTTACCAGTACCTGTATCACCTACTATTTTTAATTCTGCCCATCCACGTATAGGATTTAAGTCCCACGGTACTCGGAAACGCAATACGCTATGGAAAGTAAGAAGTACTGCAAGTAACGTTTCATCACGTTCTACAATGTGGGTTACGTTGTACGTTAAATCGTTACAAATAGCCCCTAACTTCTGCTCAATCGATTCAGCTGTATAATCCGCCGGCTGAAATGTTGCTAAATCCTCTTTCACTTGTTCATTTAACTCAAAACTTTCAACCACATCCTGAAGCGGTGTCGCACTCTTTATAAGTAGTGTTGACTCCTGATTCTTTGGATGTGGGTATACATAACCGGTTAATTCGTAGTACTTGTTCTCGCTTACGTTTAATCCATTTACGGCGTACACTTTTCGTAGTACATAATTCCCTTTATGCTGCTCTTGCTTTTCGTCATCTTCTTCAGCCATAGGGATTACAAGTAATTCTTCCACGTTCATATTCTCTAAAATATCCGTATTGTATTTCGGGCAATTTGGAATGCCTGAGATTTCCCGTAAAATGCCTTTGATATTATCGTCACCTACACCTGTCATTTGGATGACTTCCCGATCACTAACACCTAAGTCTTTATAGCCAGTATGCGTATGAATATCGTATAGAGGGCAATGTACCTTTTTACAACTTTCTCTACCCCAGCAATGGTACTCAATGTTTTTCGGAATGATATAAGGTGTATGCTTTTTACCTGCAACCATGACACGAGTTTTCACTAGCTTTCCAGTAAGGTCTGCGTTACCAGTCTCTGCTAAATGTAGGAGCTTCGCATTTTCTTCTTCCTCTGCGTTTTTCTTAATGCAGTGACACATATCACCAGCACATGCTACGCGTTCATATTCTTTGCTCCCCGGCTTCTTTTCACCATGTAGTGAGCGAATAAATGCACAACCAAATTTGTATGTATTATCTCCGCTGTATACCGCATCAACTACACTTCGAGTATTCGCTACACGCTGTTGCTTACCATACTCATTACTTTCAGAAGTGAATTTTAGTACCCACTCTTCCAGCTCTTTCATTGTTTCTTCCTTGGTGTAGCCTGCATCTTTGAAGTAACAAGCAAGCTGCACTGTCGCTTGGTTTCGGTCACCGTCTTTTTTCCAACCGCCGTTTAAAATATCAACTACACATGCCGGTGGCTTATCTTTTTTAAATTGAAATTCTTCTTTTGCATACTTACGAGCACTTGTTGCTGCAGCTTGTTCGTATTCTTCTGTTTTATTTATTAGTAAATATCCCGTACGAGGTCTATATTTCATAGCCTTTTTACGTTCTTCTGCCGTAAAAGGAAGGTCGTCTGGATGCCTTGGTGACTTAGCTAAATCTTTTATTTCTTCCAGTGTTAATTTATTTAATTCATCTACACTAATTTCTGTTTTAAATAGGTTTGTTTTTTGATGCATACTGTTTGGTAAACGAATCATTCGTTTCTCTGTATACACCACCAGGTCTAGTGACGTGAGTCCTAGTCGATGGACTAAGTACCCAGCCATATGCTTGAAGATTTTATGAAGGTCGTTTCTCGGTTCAATACCGAGTGCATCGGAGCTTATTAAGATGTGGAATCCTTTTGATCCAGAAAAGTAAATCCACATATCCGATTCACGAATATCCATTTCTTTCGTAAAAAATTCCACCAGTTTTACTGCATCCTTTTGGCTGACTGATGGATCTTCCGCATGGTCAAGGTCAAAATATAGGGGAGCAATAAATGCCTCCCCCTTTACTTTTGTATCGTTCGCAAATCGTTGAACTGTAGCAAAGCAATTGAAATTGAATGCCTCTCCCGTTTGGAATTGCTTCACTTCAGAAGAAGGGATTCGTTTCCACGGAATGCTTCTACCGTTCTGATTGCTGTACCATGCGTCTACATATTGATATTCACTTGTTTTATCTTTCTTTTTTGCCATTTGTAGACGCCCTCCTTAATTATTCTGAAGCTTTTTCTGCTTGTTCTGTTTCTTCTACATTAATTCCGTAATCTTCTGGTTTAAATACACCAACAGGCTGGAAGTCAATACCGATCCATTGATTACTTGCATTTGTACGGCTCTTTCTTTCAGCTGTTACAAGTCGAGTAACAATTCTATTTACCCCGAGTTTTGATGGGATTTCTAAAGCTTTGTATTTCCCTGTGTATACATTCATTGCAAAGCGACCAAACATGATTGTGTCAGTTGGGCTAAAGCTCATTAAATAGATACGTGGGAAATCGTCTGGGCTTAACGTTGATACTGGTACTACTGATGCCATATAACGAAGCTGGATAGCATCTAAGTCGTAACGTTCTTGTGCTTGCGGGTTCTCAGCTAACCACTGATTTAACACTATCTCTGCTTCTTCTTTTGTTCTCTCAGCTACAATTAATTGTCCAGCTTCTGGTGATTCTTCTAATCCCCATACAGACCAACGTTGCTCACCGTATCCGATTACTACATCAATATTGTCACCGTACGATACGTTTTCATCGTCCTTCTCAACAAAATTACCTTTCTTAGTAACTGTTAACCATTCACCCATTCGGACGAAATCCATATCAAGTCCGTTATTCGCTTCAACGAACCCCTGCTTTGTTTCTTCTAAAATAGCTGTAATATAATTACTTCCAGTATTTGTTTTCGCCACTGCGTTATTTTGTACCACTACTTCATTTTGATTTGTTTCTTGTGTCATTATTTTTTCCTCCCGCGCCCCTGTAGGCCGTATTTTTTCCACGCTTTTCGTTTTGCTTGGCTTTTCTTTTTACGATAAGTTACTTGTCTTCTACGCTTCGCACTTTTTGTTTCAAGTCGTTGAACTTCTTGTATAAAAGGTTGCATTTTTTTAACTGTTGTTACCACCTCATTACCGGTATCTTGAAACATCATTTTCAAAGTATTCCAAGCCTTACCGACCATAGCTACAACCGACGTTACAGCCTGTTTTTTATCAACTTGATCCATTTACTTCACCTCTTTCGCTGAAGCAATTAGTTCTGTGATTTCATAAAGTGCGCCTACATACTCGTACTTTTCCATCATTATCACCCCTTTCACCAAGGCATATCATTTAAGAAATTAGCAACTGTATCACGTTCTGTTTTTGGCTTTCTTGGTACCGTTAAACCGATTCTGCTGTATACTTTTCTACGGCTATGGTATTGGTCCTTAAACACTCCAACATTGTAGTCAACGTAATCGAACCAGTACGCTTCTTTATCCGGATTGTTCCGATCAGGTCGCATAATACGTCCAATTTCTTGCTCTACCGATGAACCACTATTACTTTCACGAGAATCACCACGTTTCGGCATTACCATGTGGCCAACTGCTAAATGTTGCATGTCCAATCCTTCACGCGCTAACTGTGTGGCAAATAAAATATCTACTTCTTTTCGGTCACACGCTTCTAAAATGTCTTTACGTTTTTGTTTTGTTACTTGCCATTCACGAATTTCCTTTTCTGAATACTGTACAACCTTTACCTGCCAACCGTACTTACCTTGCTTTTTATCGACCGCATAACCGTTATCGATAAGCTGCTGTGCATGTTTTTCATTTTTGGCTTTTCTCCAGGTGTAACGACTGATTCCGCCGTGCACTACAGCTGTATGAATCGGTTTCCCGTAATACGTATCACCGTATCTTTCTTTCAATAACTTTTGTACGAGTTGTTGTAAGACAAAACAGTACCGGACAGATTCCGTAATGACTATTGCAGGCCCTAATGGATAATGCTCTACGATACTTTCAGCAACTAATTTCGCACGCTTCTTATCCGAAATGAGGTGACGAATTAGATCTGTGTAGTCAAGATCTTCTCCTCCTGCATCTACACTATCAATCTCGTTTCGGTTACTTGCCGTTTCGTAATTAAACTCGGTGTATACAAATTTCACATTTGGCTTTATTAGTCTCCCAGCTTCATACATTCCGTCCCTACTAATCTCATACACCTTTGGTCCTACACCGTTGTACATATAGATTTCTAATCCATCTTTTCGAGAAGGTGTTGCCGTGAGACCAATCATATTTTCAGCAGTTAATTTCCCAGCCGTTTCAATGAACTGTACCGCGGGAAAATGATGGGCCTCATCTACTACTACTGTTCCGATAAAATCGTTCAGCGCATCAATTAAATGTGGATTTCGCTGCAAAGTTTGCACTGTTGCAACGATTAATTTACCGTCTCCCCAATCATGTACCCCGTCACCGAAAAAGCCGATACGACCGATATCAGGCATTGTAGCCTTTGCTCGCTTTGCGGATTGATACATTAAATCTTTTGTGTGCGTGAGCCATAGGGCCGCTTTACCTTTTTCGTAGATATAACGCATCCCCATTACTGTTTTACCAGAACCAGCTGGTGCAACTCCTATTCCGTTTTCTTGCATAAGTGCTTGTACCATCGGTGTCTGGTCTGCTTTTAAAACGAATCCGTCATTCCATGCTCCGAAACTAACATCTCGGCCATATGAAATCTGTGAGGTAATAACTTTACCTGGATCGTATCCTAAGTTTTTCAATACATCTTCTAGCTTCTTGAGAAAACCTCTGGGTGTGACAATATCTCCTTTGTCATATACAAACAATTCAAGTTTTGCTTGTATACCCCACGTAGGTCTACGTTGTTTTTTTGCTTTCACATATGCTGGATTATCAAAAGTTAGTGCCTTAGTAATCGCCGCCTTAAGAGGTGTACTAGCGCCTCTTATTCGGATGTTGTGTTTTACAAAGATTTGTAGCAAGTAAGCACCCCCGATAGATCATAAGAAGGTTCGTGGTATGTAAGCCTTGGAAGTAGTACACAAGGAACCGTCTGATTTTGAAATTCTTCAAGTTTTATATGGTTCACATTTCGTTTTTTCATATGAATAAGAGCTGTAATAAGTCTAAATGCATAAGCCTCGTCAAGACCCTTGCTATCATTTAGAAAACTGATAAACACAAGACCTAAATTTCTATCAATAATTTGATCAAAGTCTCGTAAACCGAGAATCTGATTCGGCCTCATATAATCTAGTGAAAATCTACGACTCTCAGTACGTTTCATTTCCGCTAGTATATTTACTTCAGGTGTTAATACAATCTCGTCACCTGGACGGGTTGCACCTGCACCATCTGCTATTCTCATGCGCCATACATTCGGGATCTCTCTCCAGCTTCTTCTGATTTCAGCTTGAAAATCATCACCCCGTTGTTGACGTTCACGTTGTTTATTCCTCATTGCTGTTTGCTTTTGATCCATAGCAACCTCCTACGCTAAAAACTTCAGTAGATTCGCTTGTACATATGCTTTTGCTTTTACAAGATCTGCTGATTCTTTTGCTGTTTCCCATGCATCTTTTGTTTGATAAATTTTAATATCAATTGAAGCTAATTCCTGTTCTACTTCAGTGAGCTGTTGACGTTCTTCTTTACTGTAGTGCTGACGATACGCATCACGTAATGTATCATTCGTAAGAGCGACTTTTTGATCATTTACATAAGCAAATTGATTACGACCTTCACCTTGGATTTGCATAAATGCTTCAGCTTCTTTTAGTTCTACAGCTGTTTTTAGCTTTACTTTTTGTTTAATTAGCTCCGCTTTTCGTCCGTAAGCTTCTTCACGCGCCTTACCTTTTTCAAGAACATCCTGTACTGCAGCATCAATTTGTTGTAAGGATGCTTGTAACTCAAGTGGATCTAATACACGTACATAATCCGTTGGTACCTTCTTACCTAATAGTTCTGTTGCGGCTGCAAGTAATTTTTCTGTACCATGCACTTCTTGTAAACTACGAATTTGTTTATTTAATTCAGTCATTTATTGAAACCTCCTCAGGATTTGTACAACGTATCGGTCGAACCAATTTTTCAATTGATACCTTTTCCTTTAAAACCTGGTCAATACTGATTTCTACAATTTCTATATCTAAAGCCCACTTCGGTGTGTACCCAGCAACCTTTAACTTTAGAGGGGTAAAACCAACTACAATACCGTTCCAATTTGTTTTACAGTCTTTCTCTTTTTTACTGGAAATACATAATTGCACCGGAGTGCCTTCACCTAATTCGTTTTCATCAAATTGCGGTTTAGTTACAATCATGCTCGTAACCCCTCCTTCGCTTCCGCTATTTTTGTTAGTGCTATTTCTACCACGTCAGAATTAATAGACTCTGTTTTGGCAATACTCTCGACAATCGTATTAATATCAACCAGTACATCTTCTCCTGTTTCTGTTTGAATTAGGGAAGCGAACTCTTCCATCGCATAAGCTCGTTTCTTCTCCGCTTCAATTCGGCTACGATCAAGTACTTCTTCACCAGGTTTTGCACTTTGAAGTGGAATCCGTTCTAAGTCAAAAACACCTGGGGCTTTCACATCGATAAGAAGTACCTGTATTGGTCTACTAATCTCAGCTTCTGAAGCCGACAAACGTGTTATGCTACCGATATTCGCAAACACTTTTCCATCCGAACGGTTATAAACACCAAAACCTGTATGGTCATGGCCGCACAAAACCAAATCCGCCTCTGTTTTTACATCCTGCACTTTGGTGTACCGATCAAAAGGTGGGTCATGATCCAGTAACATACCGTGTGCTACGTGTATTTTTGTTGACTCGTAATCTTCAATAACTTCTGGCGAATAACCATATCCAGCTTTATCGATTCTGTCACTGTATGGAGTAAACGTTAATTGGACATGGTTACCGTCTTGATGAAACATATGAGCTTGTCCTGGATCATTAATGACTGTAAGTTGCGGAACAATTAGCTCCAGTACTCTAAGGCTTGTCCGTTCATACGTTGCAAGATTGTACCCGTAAATATCATGATTACCAGCTGTTGTATAAATTGGAACAGGGCTTTCTTTCAATACCTTTGCAAACTCTAGTAATACGCTTGTCGTCACCTCAGGCCTATCAAACGTATCTCCAGGTTGGATAATTGCTGTCACACCTTTGTATTTAGCTAATGCGAAAATCTCCCTGAATTTCGCAATTAACGCCTCTTTGTAATTATCCTTGCGGTTACGAGGATTTGTACCTCGTATATGTGGATCCCCGAAATATAGAAACTTCATACTTTCACCTCTGCTTTTTCGTGTTCTATAAGGTACCTTTACTAATTAGTGAAGGTTACTCGTCTCTTTTTCTTTGATAACTTCTTTTGTAACTTCACCTGTTCCAAGGTCTATCGATACCTCATCGTCATCTGTAACCCCTAAGTCTTTTTGGATTTCTACGCAAACTTCATCATGACGTTCAAAAACTGGTTTTAATAGTTCCTCAGTTCGTTTCAGATACTTTTCACGAATTGGTGCGATTTCAGCTTTATATTCAGCTTGAAGTTGTTTTTTAATAGCTTTCTCTGCTTCGTCTGCAGCTTGTAATTCTTTTAACTGAGCTTCTGTTGCTTTCCCTATAACTTCCTCAGTAATTTTTAGACCTGCAGCATTTGCTAATGCACCTTTTAACGCATTTTTAATTTCGCATTTCATACACATATCCAAATCTCCCTTTCCTATAAAGCAGTTACTATGCTTTTTCCTTGTTTTAAATAATTAATAATTTTGTCTTCTCTTTGTTTCGAATAGAATGTCTGTCTCGTATACCACTTATAGAAATCACGGTCTCTCTTACTTGAATTACAGCTTTTACATGCTGGTAACATGTTTTCTTTCGTATAAGGTCCACCGTTTTCTATTGAAATAAAGTGTTCCTGTTCCAGCTTTTCGACTGAGTCGCCGCAATAAGCACAACGATTCGCGAAGTGGTTCTTGCACTCAATCCACTCCTCAGAAGTAAACGTGGCATCAAGGTCTCTAATTTTCGCACGCCTAATTTGATTACGCTTCGCATGACGTTCTAAATTATTCCGAATCCATTGCATACTTTTTTCTATTCGTTTTTCTCGGTTCTTTTGATAGCTTCGTTTATCTATATCTCTACGTTTGTCTCTATTTTCACGTGCCCACTTTGCTATCTGTTCATTACGTTTTTCTTTATTTTTGTAATAGTGGTTCCGATGTTTTTGGTTAACGGACGCTTTGTTTCGTTGGTAATAATCCTTCCCTTGCATGCTAGTACATTCTTTACAATAGAACTGTAGACCATCTCTATTCCTCTTATTTTTGTTGAACATATCTAAGGGGAGATCCAATCCACAACTTTTACAATGTTTCAATTTTACTTACACCTTTTATTTGAGTTACATGTAAACTTACTTCACCTATTTCCGCTAAGTCTTGATTGTGTGTAATAAGAACAATTTGTCGATTGAACTTATGACTATACTGTTTCAGGAAATATGCCACATTGGGTGCGTATTCTTTACTCACCATCTTCCCAACCTCATCTAAGAATAATGGTCCTCTTACACCACTAATCTCTCCTACGGCCAATCTGAGCGCTAAACTTACTACGTCTGCTACACCACCACCACGATCATAATCAGGTGGCTTCAATTGCGTTCGTACATCTTCAGACTGTAACCAGTATTCCGCTACCGGTTGATTACCTTTTACTGCAATTTCAATTTCGAACCTGTAATCTTTATCGAATACAACTGTAAGAGCTGACGTAACAATTTCTTCTATACGACGTTTTGCTTGCTGCCTTGCATAATCACTTGTTTTTTGAAGAAGGATCTGTACTAAATCAAACTCCCCAAGTTGCTCCTCAGCTTTTTCTTTTCTTGCTTCTGCGCTTTTTTGTTGCTTAACTAACAAATCACGTTGACCGATTTTCATTTTCAATTTATCGCTTGCCTGACGGATATCCACTCTTGCTTTTAGAAGCTCGTACATAAAAATAGCCTCCTTATACCTGCGGGATGAGTCGTTCTACATGCTCCAGGTTTTCTTTAACTGATGTATCAAGCTTATTGATTTCTTCCTGGATCGTTTCAGGTGTTACACCATGCTGCGCCATTTGTTCAGCGATTTCCGTTAACTGCTTTTCTGCTGACGTTTTCTCAGCCTCAGCTTGAATCTTTGCCGTTTCCGCTTTCTTTAAATTTGCTTTCGCGATTTCAATACGTTGCTTTAATTCCATTACTCATTTCCCCCTTCAATTTGTTTAGATAGTAAGTTTTGCAACTCTGATTCAAGAAACTTTTTTTGATCTTTTAAATAAGCCAACACCGTAGGTCGAATATTAAAGTCAATATTTTTTTCGTCTACACTTTCTAATTTACTTAAAGGTAAATCCCCATTAAATTTTTTATGGAAAATAGAAAGCTGTAGAACATTATCAGTGTTCTTTAAAGCGTCAATAGATTCATTGATTTCCATTAATGAAGCGTTCAGCCTTTCAGCCGTTTGTAAAAACTCACTCACTTTATCCGTATCAATCACCACGAATCACCCCTCAATGAGAATGTTCAAAAGACATCGGCGATTCGCATAGCGGACAAACTCCACCAGCCTCGTTCCATGTCTCTTCCAATTCCTTTGTGTAATTTTCAATGTGCTTTTCATATAGTTCCAATGTGCTCGTACTATGACGAACCTTTTGGTTCCAGATCATGTAGTTCCGTAATAATTCGTTTAACTCCACTAAACGAGATACGTTTTTCTCAGCTTCTGTTAACTTTATTTCCGCTTCTTCAGGGACACGTAAATGTTCCACACGACTCGTAATATTCATATATTGTTTGTGTGTAGTTTCAAATCTGTGAAGCAACATATGCATCTGATTTAAACGTTCCATACTTGTTTCACATTCTTGCAGTTGATCTGACGTGCCACTAGGTACAGATAATCTGTTTACATCCATGCTTGTTTTTTCATAGCGTTGTTTAACCACACTATGCTGTACAAATAGCTTATTTAATTCGTCCGTTTTCTTTACTTCCTCTTCAATCACAACTACATCAATGTTTTCAACTACAGTTAACCTCCCTAGCTGTAATTGAACATTTTGTAATGCTTGACTATACTTTTTATAGTTTTGTGATAAGATAGAAAGCAAAGAATATCTTTCTTCAAATTTAGTAGAATCTTGTAACAAGTTACTTCCTTCTACTAATCCATCAAATTGTTTTAATATTTCAGTCAGTGTCTTCTTGGCGGTGGACAGTGACTCGTATCTTTTTTGTAAGTCCAGTAGTGTTTGCAGACGCTGCTGGTCTTTTTCTGTTTGTTCTAGTATCTGAATAAGTACTGGTACATCCCCAAGCCGCTGTTCGATTTCCCAAGCTGCTATGTACTTTTGTTTACGACTTGTGTACGTATGAGATATTTCTTTTAATACCTCTTTCTTTTTATGCGATTCCTCTACATGTTCCATTAGACTTTCCGCTGTTTTTAACTGCTGTACTTTATCATCCACATCCAAGTACTCGAGTAAGTTACCTGCTAATCTCTCAATCTCTTTTTCAGCTAGTAATCTCTCTTGCCTTGCTGCATATGTATCTTTTGATACACTTTTTACTGCGAGATCTACAGCTTCTGTTCCCGCTAACTTACCAAGTACTTTTGCACCTGATGATGGTGTTTCACTTATTAGAAACGGAGCTTCAAGCTGAAATGCAAAGTTTAAAGCTGTAACAAAATCACCGAATGTTTGCTTTGTAATACCGAGTAGTTGCTTTACTTCCTCAGGTACCTCTGACTTTTCAAATACACTTCCTTCATCCCCTGGATCCGTTTGGATTCTGTAAGATGTTTTACCCTTCCTACGGTGCTTTGAAATAATAATGCCGTTATCCAGATGAATTGCAACCGTTGCATGTCCTACTGATTCGTTAACGAAAGCCTCACCTTGAGGTTCGTTAAACGCTACCCAGCGAACCGCTCTTATGATGGCAGTTTTCCCGCTATCAGATGGTCCAGTAATTACATTCAGTCCGTTTCCTAAATTGAAATGGCTATTTGTATGTGACTGGAAACCTTCTACGAAAATCTCATTAATGTTGCCCAACACGTTCACTCCTTTCTGTTAGCTTTAACATGATGTTCACTGCTTGTTCTTCTGATCCATTCTTGAAGAAATTTTTACTTTCGCAACATACAGCTTTTACGTCCTTTGCTTTTACTAATCGAGTCGCATAATTCACGTACCGTTGCATGTGTATCACCCCCTTTCAATGATTTAACTTACCTTTACTTTAGCTTTCTTTTTTCGTGTAACAGTTACTTTGACACCTAGATATTTTTCGTATACTTCTTGAAATAGCAATTCTTTTTTCTCTGTACCGTAGTACTCGTTACGGACGTATAAACAGGATTTCTTCTTTCCCATAATCCTTAACCCCCTACAGTTTTCTTTATGTAATGAGGATATTGTTCTAAAAATTTTTCTTCAGGTGGAAAACCCATTTCGAATGATTGTTTTACCTCTTTTTTACTGGCGTTTCGCAAGTAATTAGGTAAATAAAAATGTTCCATAGGGAACCCGAGTACAATTGCGATTTGCAAGGCTAATTTTCCTCCTGGATCGCGTCTACCAGTCTCTAAATCTGCAATGTGCCCAGGGGTCACACCAACCTTATCTGCTAGAACCGCCTGTGACATACGCTTCTTCCCACGTAAATCCGCTAACCAAGTCCTTTTCATATGTCCACCTCCAGACAACCTTTAATGATTTTTATTATACTGGCGTTTTGCAAGTAAGTAAAGCGATATTTTTATTTTTTTGTAAACCTTCATCTGCTTTTACTTGCAATATGCGTGTATTTACCATTGTCTAATTGTCCAGTAAAGTGTTATCTTATAAGTAACCAAAACACATAAAATAAAAAACGTTTTATATATTTTTACGGAATTTATAAAAAATAAAACCAAGAGAAAATATAAAAAAGAATTTAACGGGGGTAAAAAGTATGAATATAGGAGCTCAATTAAAATTCTTACGAAATAGACGAGGCTGGACAATGCAAGAAGTCGCAGATCGTATTGGTAAAAACGATTCTACATATAGCGGATATGAGACAAATAAAAGAAAACCAAATGCCGAAGTTCTAGTGCAATTAGCAGACATATTTGATACTACTACGGACTTTATTTTAGGAAGAACAGAAAATCCTAACGGCCTTAACTTTAATGTGAAAGATTTCTTAGATAAAGGGAGACTTCATTCTGACGGAGTAGAAATTACGGATGAACAAGCAGAACTTGTAAATGTTTTATTAAGACAAGTACTACAAAGAAAGCAGCAATAAATAAAAAAGGATTAGCCAGATGCTATTCCTTTTTTTGTTGCAATACAGCTGTAATCTGCTTGTACTGTTCCGGTGTAACATGTCCTTGTTTGTAGAGTTCTTCCATCAGATAATTCATATCACAACTTACTTTCTCCGCTCCGAATAATTCCCCAATTAAACGCTTTGTTTCTTGTTTTGCAGTCTCTTTTTTCACCAT